AGCCGCTGAGATCGCGCCACAGTTCCAGGGTCGATCAGGGAGGGGGAGGCAGACCGCTCACGGAGGCCGTTGCCGCATCGTTACCCCAGGTCAGCGGCGAGATCGAGGGAGCAGAGGGCGTCCAGCGCGGGCGTCATCCCAGTGCTCAGGAGTGAGGGCATCCTCCCCGTACTCGGCGGCGAAGGAACGGATGGCAGCGAGCGGTGTGCCAGGCGTGGGCTCCCGATCTTCGAGCTCCACCCCCAGCATGATCTCGGCGAAGCGGATGCCGGTCTCCTGCGCGCTGGTCTCCTCCATGCCGCCATCGTACCGTGAGCCTGTGAGCGATCCGCTCCAGGAGCTACGTGCCCAGCTCGGTGCCGTCGAGATCCCGCCCGACGTGAGCCCTGGGCAGCTCGCTCTGCCCCTCGCAGGAGTCGGTGACCCTCCTGGTCCAGACGAGGTCTCCGAAGCCCTCCAGGAGCTGCACAGCATCGAGGTGCTGGAGGAGATCCCCGAGCCTCCAAGCGCGCTTGACGTAGACGAGTGAGTCGTCTTCGTTCACTGCCGGGCGACAGCCCGGACCCAGCTCGCTTCGCTCGCTGAGTCCCAGCAACAGCTCAGCTCGCCGTCGCGTCTACGTCATGTGGGGCCTTCGGCCCCCATCACTTCGCCGTCGAACCTCACTGTGACAGTGTGAGTCACGTCACAAGAAGAAGCCTGCAACAAGCCAGGACCCCTCCGCGTCTCTAAGTACGTAGAGAGTTAGCGGCTAAGCCGAAGCGAGATGTTGGAGCCTGTCGGCTCCACTTCACGAAGACGAAGTACGTACTTGCTGAGTGTGGGCCTGTCGGCCCCGCAGAGCGAAGACGTACTTGCACTTCTCTCTACGTAGAGGACAGAGACAGCCCCCGAGTCGATCGCTTCGAGCAGCTTGCCCTTCGGCAAGGACATCGTCGGGGGCACCTACTTCCACGTCGGGAGGTGCGCGTGAGCGGATGGCAGAACAGCAACCGGAGGGACCGACTCCCCCCGGACTGGTTCAAGATCCGGGCGCGCGTGCTTCGGCGAGACGGTCACACATGCACCCACCGCGACGATGCAGGCATCAGATGCACCGACCTCGCGACCGACGTGGACCACATTCGACCCGGCGATGACCACAGCATGGAGAACCTTCGGGCTCTCTGCTCGTGGCATCACGGGAAGAAGTCCGGCGCTGAAGGCGCAGCCGCGAAGGCTGCGAACTGGCGACGGCAGAACAAGAAGTTCCGGCGCGACGAGTCGCATCCCGGTCTTCTCTGAGATCGACGGTCGCTCCTGGGGTTCCTCTCCCCCGGTCGAGCGACTGTCTCGGCGAGCTCCCCGCCCTCCTCTCCGGGTCGAGCTCGCCTCCCCCCTGGTCCTCTCCCAGGGGGTCGACTTCCCGCGTGCGCCGCGACCAGAGATGGGGAAGCGCGCGCGGGCTGCCTGTCCCTACAACCGATCGGAGTCCACCGTGTGTGACGCCTGTCCGCTCCGAGCCTGTCTCGGCTGCCCCCTCGCTCGATGAGCATCTGGACCTGGCTCTGGGTCGGCTGGCTCGGTGCGTTCCTCGTCATCGAGGGGATCGCCCTGAAGCGCAAGGCTCCGGGCGACACGCTCTCCGAGCATGTGTGGAAGTGGTTCCACACCGACAAGCTCACGAAGCCCACCGGGACCACCCGGCTGCGCCGCTTCGTGCTCCTCGCCTTCATGGCGTGGCTCGCCGTCCACTTCCTCACGGGCGGCATCTTCTGACACTACGAACCCTGGAGGTTCCCTCTGTCTCGCACTGCCAAGATCTCGGATGACCGCAACGAGATCAGCTTCGACGTTCTCGACAGCGCCGAGCTCACGGACGGCTACGTCATGGGCGCGCTGTCCGACCTGGGCCGCGCCTACCTCTCGGCCAGGAGCTACCTGACCGGTGCGCCCGACACTCCCCTGTCCGCCTCCCTCACCGAGACGGTGATGGTCGAGCAGACGAACGTGCTGCGTTCCGGCGAGGTCCGGAGCGACGGCTACTACGACAACCCCTGATCGAACCCAGCTACTGAAGGAGGTGAGCCAGGTGCCTGGTCCCGTACCCAACCGCGAGTCCGATCTGGCTCGCCCCCGCGAGCGCAAGGGCGGGGATGTTCAGTCAGTCACCAGGGGCGAGATGCGCCCGGTCAAGGTGCCCAACGCGGATCGCGAGTGGCACCCGATCGCGCGTCGGCTCTGGGACTCGCTGAAGACTTCCGGCCAAGCCGACTTCTACCAGAACAGCGACTGGGCCTTCGCCTACTCGCTGTGCGAAGACCTGAGCTTCTACAAGAAGTCCGGGAAGCGCAGCGGCCAGATGCTTCAGACCATCTACTCCAGCTTCGAGCGACTGCTCGTGGCGGAGGGCGACCGACGTCGCGTCCGCATCGAACTGCATGAGCCCGAGGACGAGGGTGACACCGCTTCTGTGGTGGCCATCGCCGACTACAAGAAGGAGCTGGGGCTCGCCGAGTAACGGAGGTGAGCCTCATGATGGCCAAGCCGGTCATGACGACCGAGGAGATCGAAGCCCTCGAACCCGAGTTCCATGGCCCTACGTGGGCCAGGAACGATGACGGGTCCTGGGTCCTGCCCGAGCGCACGCTCGGCTGGCAGATCGCAGGCTGGTGCGCTGAGTACCTGAACGCCGAGAACGGTGGCCCCTGGAAGTTCACCAGGGAACAGCTCCGGTTCGTCCTGTGGTGGTACGCCATGGACGAGAACGGGCGGTTCATCTACCGCAAGGGTGTGCTTCAGCGCCTGAAGGGCTGGGGCAAGGACCCCCTCCTCGCGGTGATCTGCCTGGTCGAATTCGTCGGGCCGTCGCGCTTCTCCCACTTCGACGCCAACGGTGACCCCGTAGGTGTCCCGCACCCGCAAGCGTGGGTGCAGATCGCGGCTGTGTCTCGGGATCAGACCCGGAACACGATGACCCTGATGCCGTCGCTCATGTCGGACAAGCTCATCAACACCTACGGCATCAAGGCCGGTGCTGAGCTGATCCGCGCGAACGGTGGCCGTCAGCGGCTCGAAGCCGTGACCTCCAGCTTCCGTGCTCTTGAAGGTGGCCGGTCCACCTTCGTCGTGCTGAACGAGACCCATCACTGGGTCCGAGGCAACAACGGCGACAAGATGTACGAGACGATCGACGGTAACGCGACGAAGAAGGACGCGCGCTACCTCGCGATCACCAACGCCTACCTGCCCGGCGAGGACTCTGTCGCCGAGCGGATGCGCGAAGCCTTCGAGAAGATCCGCGAAGGCCGCGCGATGGACATCGGCTTCCTGTACGACTCGATCGAGGCGCACCCGAAGACACCCCTCTCCCCCGAGGCGCTACGGATCGTCCTCCCCAAGATCCGGGGAGACGCGGTCTGGCTGAAGGTGGAGACCATCATCCAGTCGGTGCTCGACACCACGCTCTCTGCGAGCCGGTCTCGACGCATGTGGCTCAACCAGATCGTCGCTGAAGAAGACGCCCTCTACGGCCCTGCCGAGTGGGACGTCCTGCGCGACGAGGCGAAGGTGCTCCGTCCTGGCGACGAGATCACCCTCGGCTTCGACGGTGGCAAGACCGACGATGCGACCGCCCTGGTGGCGTTGCGCGTCAAGGACATGACTGCCTTCGTCCTCGGGATCTGGGAGAAGCCGGACGGCCAGGCTGGTGACGGGTGGATCGTGCCTCGCGCATCGGTCGACTCCGCTGTCCATGACGCCTTCCAGACCTTCACCGTCGTCGGCTTCTTCGCCGACGTCGCCCTGTGGGAGTCCTACATCTCCGAGTGGGACGACACGTACGGCGAGGGCCTGATGGTCAAGAGCCCGCTCGGCAAGGACTCGATCGGCTGGGACATGCGTGCTTCGCAGAAGACCTCGACCATGGCGCACGAGCGCCTGATGCGGTCCGTCTTCGACAAGAAGCTGAAGCACGACGGTGACCTGACCCTGCGTCGTCACGCGCTGAACGCGCGCCGGGCGACGAACAACTACGGCATCGGCTTCCGCAAGGAGAGCAAGGACTCCCCTCGCAAGGTCGACGCCTACGCAGCCCTCATGCTCGCGCACGAGGCGCTGGTCGAGCTCCGAGCTCGTGGCAAGAAGACCAAGAAGCGGACCGGTCGCGGGTACTTCCTGTGACAGTGAGACCAACGGAAGGACGGTGGGCCTGTGGCTGACACCTCCCCGGCGTCGCTGGCCAAGCAGCTCCTCGCGATCCTCCATCGGGATGGCGACCGGCTGCGACGCATCGACGCCTACAACCAGGGCAAGCACGACGACCCCTACATGCCGCCCCAGGCGGACGACGAGTACCGGCTCCTGGCCCGGAGGGCAGTGTCCAACTGGATGCCCCTCCTGGTCGGCACACCGGCCCAGGCTCTGTACGTCGATGGCTTCCGTCGAGGACAACTCGGCGAGTCTGTCGCAACTTCTGAGCCTGACTCCGCGTCTTCAGAGTGGAAGCACTGGCAGCGGTCGCGGCTCGACGCCCGACAGGCTGCGGTCTACCGGGGCGCTCTGGCGTTCGGTCACAGCTTCACGCTGACCGAGAAGACCAAGAAGGGCGTCATCACGAAGGGCCTCTCCGCGATGCGGACCGCAGCCCTGTTCGAGGACCCTGCGAACGACGACACGCCCTACGCGGCGCTGACCGTCACGCAGTGGGCCAAGGACGACGTGCCCGGCAAGGCCCGCCTGTTCGACGGCAAGTCCGAGTACGCGGTCACCTTCAAGTCGTTGTCCGACAGCAAGGGTGTGACAGTGGGAGCAGGGAAGCGCCACGGTGCTTCCGAGTGCCCGGTCACCCGCTTCGCTGCGTCGGTCGACCTGGAGGGCCGCACGACCGGCGTCATCGAGCCGATGATCGCCCTTCAGAACCGCATCAACCAGACCATCTTCGATCTTCTGGTCGCCCAGACCTACACCTCGCATGAGGTGCGGTACGCGACCGGCATGGCTCCGCCCATCGAGCGGGACGAGAACGGCGACCCGGTGCTGGACGACAACGGTCAGCCCAAGGCGATCCCGATGAACCACAACTCGAAGCGGTTCCTGTTCGCCGAGGACGCGGACGTCAAGTTCGGCTCCCTGCCGGGCGGTCCGATCGGTGGGCTCATCGAGTCCGTCGACATGTCCATCCGACACCTCGCGGCTGTCTCTCAGACGCCGCCGCACCACCTGCTTGGCCAGATCGCGAACCTCTCCGCTGAGGCTCTGCTCGCTGCCGAGACTGCGCTGTCGCGCAAGATCGCAGAGTTCCGGGCGTCCTTCGGTGAGAGCTGGGAGCGCGTCATGCGCCTGGCTGGAGAGATGGAGGGCGACATCACGTCTGCGGAGGACTTCGCTGGCGAGGTCATCTGGCGGGACATGGAGCAGCGTTCGCTTGCTCAGGCCGCTGACGCTCTCGGCAAGCTGAAGGAACAGCTCGGCATCCCTGCTCGCGGTCTCTGGAAGCGCGTGCCTGGTGTCACCCAGACCGAGCTCGAAGACTGGGAGTCGATGCGCGAGGACGATGACCCGATCGGTCAGCTCGCCTCCTCGATCTCCCGCGCCACCCCTGAGCCCGTGCCTGTCGCGGCGACTCCGGAGGTGGCTACCGAGTGACGACTGCCGCTCGCGCCCAAGAGGCCGAGCAGGCAAGCGTCGCCTTCCAGGTCGCGCTCACCCAGATCGGGGTGGCGACGATCGAGGAAGCACTGAAGCTGTGGGCCGAGGTCCCCGTCAACGCGCGGGCCTCGACCTCCAGCTCCTGGCTGAAGAAGGCCATCACGATGGTGATGACCAGGCGGCGCATGAGCCGCGACCTGGCCAGGGCGTACTACCGGCTGGCCCGCGCACTGCGGACCGGCACGACCGTCGCAGATCCGTACCACCCCGAGCCCACCTACGTGACGCTCGACTCGCTCAGGCGTGAGTTCGCCTCCCTGGCTGGAGGCTCTGAGAAGCCCCAGGAGGGCCGATCAGAGTCGGCCCCTACCAAGGAGACCGAGCCCGCCCCTCAGCCCGCACAGCCCCCCACGACGGAAGCGGACGGCCCCACTGACGCTCCTGCGGACGAAGACTCCGAGGACGCAGAGGCCGATCGCATCCTGGTCGAGGAGCTGGCGGGCCTTCGAGCGGACGAGGAACGGATCGAGCGCGAGGCAGAGGCCGAGCTGAAGGAACTACTCCAGACGCTCGGCCCCGACAACCTCGCGAAGAAGCAGCGCGACATCGACCCCGAGGCACCGGCCAAGGACGTGGACAGGCTCCGCGACGAGGCCCATGCCCAGGCAGGTGCTCGGCAAGCTGCGGCTGCGGAGCGGATCGCCATGAACGGCGGACGCTCGACGGTCTGGAACCACGCTCAGCGCGACCGACGCGCGCTCGGCTACATCCGACTCTCGCGCACCGGAACCCCTTGCGGGTGGTGCGCCATGTTGATCTCGCGTGGACCTGTCTACCGGTCCGAGAAGACCGCCGAGTACGGCGACGGTGACAAGTACCACGACAACTGCCACTGCTACGCGGAGCCCGTGTTCTCCCGTGAGCAGTACCGCAGCTCCGACGTCTACGCGCTGAACCGCAAGTACGAGGAGCTGTGGCCCCAGGTGACCAAGGGACTGAGCGGCAAGGCCGCTGTCTCCGCCTGGCGGCGCTTCATCCGCACGGAACAGAAGGCCGCTGCCCAGGAGGCGCGGCGATCCACAACGAGCGTCCAGGAGGCGTAACCGCATGAGCACCCCGACCGAGACCCCGACCCCCGGCTCCACCCCGGTGACCGAGGAGAAGCCCGCTGAGGGCACCACTCCTGGTTCGCCGTCGACCCCGAGCACCGAGGAGAAGCCCGCTGAGGGCGTGACCCCGGAGACCAAGCCCGAGGACGAGCTGCCCGAGTGGGCGCGCAAGGAGCTGACCAAGGTCCGTGGTGAGGCCGCGAACTACCGCACCAAGCTGCGGGAAGCGGAGACCTCCCTCCAGAACGCCAAGACCCCCGAGGAGTTCGAGTCCGCCCGGACCGAGCTCTCGAAGCGGATCGCCGAGCTGGAGCACGAAGTCGTGGTGTCCAAGGTGGCACGCAAGTACGAGCTCCCCGACGAGCTCGTCCCCCTCCTGAAGGGTGCTGACGAGGCCGCTCTGGAGGCCGTCGCGAAGACGCTCCAGAAGTACGCGGTCCCGGCTGCGCCCGAGTCGCTGGGTGGCGGTCTGACGCCGTCCGACGACGACGACGACGAGATGGACCCGCGCAAGCTCGCGCGGCGCACACGACGTCGCTGACGCACACCCTCACCTACCCATTCCCCCAGGCCCCGGTCGACGTGACCGGGGTCTTCGTCTACCTGGAGGTAACCACCAGTGGCTGAACACCAGATCGTCAAGCCCGAGAAGCTGGCCGCGACTGCGGTCGGGATGCTGGAGCAGGAGCTCGTCATCCCCAACCTGTTCCAGAAGGAGTCCATCGACCAGTTCAAGGGTGCCGACAACGACACCGTGAGCGTCAAGGTCGAGGGCGTCCTGCCGTTCCACGACTACGCCTTCCGTAACGACCGCTCCGCGCCCATCGTCTTCGATGAGTACAAGGAGCGGAAGATCGCCGTCACCTTCGGCGGGAACGTCTACTCCGCCGTCAAGGTCACCGACGAGCAGAACGACTTCGACCTGGACGACTGGGGCAAGCTGCTCCGTCCGCAGGTCAAGGCTGTCGGTCGCGGTCTCCAGCGTCGCGCCGTCTCCACCCTGCTCGGCCAGGACTACGCCGTCACCATCGGTGGCGCGGAGGCCAACCTGCGCGGTGCGATCATCGAGGCGCGTCGGGTCCTCAACAAGCTCAACGTCCCGGACGACCAGCGCTACCTGCTCGTCGGCTCGGACTTCGAGTCGGCCCTGCTCTCGGACGAGAAGCTGAACCTCGCCCAGAACGTCGGCGACAGCGAGGCCGAGTCCGCGCTGCACACCGCGACGATCACGAACCGCTTCGGCTTCAAGATCGTGGTCGACCAGACCATCCCGTCCGACGCCGCGTTCGCCTTCGCTGGCTCCGCGTTCGTCTTCCTGTCGGGTGCCCCGGCTGTCCCGCAGTCCGTGCCGTACGGCGCGACCCAGTCCTTCGAGGGCATCGCCCTCCGGTGGGTCCGCGACTACGACCCGACCTACATGCAGGACCGCTCCGTCGTGAACACCTACGCGGGCTTCCGCGCGGTGACCGACGTCCTGCTCGGCTGGGACGAGGCCAACAACCGAGAGATCGTCTCGGCGGGCGAGCACTTCGTCCGTGGCATCAAGCTCACCCTGGGCGGTACCTCCGAGTACCCGACCGTGGGCTCCGAGCTCCAGACCATCACCGGTCTGACCGAGCGTCCGATCGTGGCCGACCCGGCTGCGTGATCCCGCTGACGGAGGGGGCTGGTTCTTCGGAGCTGGCCCCCTCCGGTCGTCCTCGGAAGGAGTGACCGATGGCCTACGCCACGATGGAAGACCTGAAGGCTCGCCTCGACTGGGAGCTTGACGAGGACGAGGCACGGATCGCAGGCGGGGCGCTGGAGGACGCCTCGGACCTCGCTGCCCACTACGGGCGTGAGTGGCCCGAGGACTCTGCGCCTCGCCTGGTTCGGACCCTGGTCCTGAAGTCCGCTACGCGGTACATGAAGAACCCGGACGGCTACACGCAGTCCCGAGCTGGCGACGAGACGCTGGCCTGGAACGACGCGGCTGGCGAGAACGCTGGCACCGTCTACTTCTCCGACGAGGAGATCAAGCTCCTGCGGTCGCTGGCTGGCAAGCAGCCCGGCATCTACTCGGTGCCGCTGACCGCGTACAAGACCAAGCTCCGTCACCGCGATGCCGGTGGCCGAGTCCCTGTCGACTACGGGGGCGACACCTTCCCGCTCTACGGCGATGAGGTGAGTCCCTGGTGAGCGTGCAGCGCAGGCGCGGCCAGAAGGCCCGCATCTGGAAGACCAAGCTGGTCGAGGACCGGCGCGGGAACAAGATCCTGACGGCTGACGCGGACGGACCCCACGAGGTTCGAGCCGCCTTCATCCCGCAGCGATCGGCCAAGGCCGAGGTTCCCGGTCAGCAGCTCATCAACATCACCCGGATGATCGTCGCCGCCGACCTCGAAGACGTGACCCTCTGGTCGCGCGTCGAAGTGCACGGCAAGCAGTGGGACATCGTGTCCCCGCCCGCCTACCACCACGGCCCTCGGAAGACCCGGCACTGGTCGATCGACATCCGAGAGAGGACGTGACGATGGCGAAGATCAACCACAACGTCGGTCGCGTACCGATCGAGGACTTCATCGCCCGCAACGACGGCGTTGTCCACGAGCTCGACAACCGCACCTTCGAGATCGCGGTGCGAGCGGAGGCCCTGCTCGCTGAGCATCGCCTCGAAGGCGACGCCTCGATCGACGTCGAGCGCGGCAAGTACGACCGCTACGTCGTCCTCTCGGACGAGGCCGGTCAGAAGCACGCTCTGTCCATCGAGTACGGGCGTGAGGCAGGCGAGTACGAGCGCCGGAACAAGAAGACCGGCGAGATCGAGACCGTCGAGTACGGGGCCATGGACGGCCTCTACATCCTCGCGACCGCAAGCAACCTCCCGAAGAAGCGGAAGGGCAAGGTGAAGCTCGACTGATGGCTGGACTCCCCGACCACATCAAGGGTCTGGCGGAGATGAGCCCGGTCGAAGACCTGCTCCTCGCTGTGCTTCGTGAGGGACTGCCTGGCATCCAGGTGAAGTCCCTCATCGAGGCGCACCAGACCTTCCCCCTCGTACTCGCTCGTCGCACCGCAACCTTCGGGGAGTGGGGCGGCGACACTCGCTTCACCGACGCAGCGCAGGTCGTGGTTCACACGTTCTGCCAAGACCCGGACGGTGACGAGGACGCAGCGATCCTCTCCGAGGCCGTTCGCGTCGTCCTTCGCGACGCCTGGCTCAGCCAGAAGGTCGTCCCCGGACGTGGCCACTTCACCCGAGTGGAGCTCACGTCCGCACCACGGCGAGTCACGGACTGGGCAACAGCCGCAGGGCCTGTCCAGTACGCCGACCTGCCCACGGGTGTGTGGCGCTACGAGTCGATCTACCAGATCAGCATCCGCAAGCCGCGCACCCGGCCCTACCCAACCCTGACCCCCTGAGCAAGGAGTACACACAGTGGCACTGAACGACGACGCTACTCTCGTCATCGGTAGCGGTAACTACCTCACCGCGCCGGTCGGTACCGACATCCCCGCCGACCTCCTCACCCCGAACAGCCCGTGGGCCAACGTCGGCCACACGTCGCTGGAGGACATCTTCTCGATCTCCTCCGAGGGTGGCGAGGCCACCGTCATCGGCACGCTCCAGAACAAGAGCCTGCGCACCAAGTACAGCGCGCGGACCGAGACGATGACCTTCACCCTCCAGCAGTTCGATGAGGCGGGCCTGAAGCTCTACTACGGTGCCAACGCCCCGATCCTCCCGGACGGCAGCGTCGGTGTCCCGACCGATCCGGAGCCCACGGTCGCCGCGTTCCTCGCGATCTTCGTGGACGGCGACAACGTCTTCGCGTTCTACGCGCCGAAGGCCGAGATCTACCGTGCCGACGACCTGGCCCTGGCGGACACCGAGTCCCTGGCCGGTCTGCCGCTCGGCGTCAAGCCGATGGCCCACAGCACCAACACCTGGACCTACGCGGTCACCCCGCTGGGCGCTGTCCCGGCTGAGGGCGGCGCGTGATCACCCAGGTGATCTGATCCACCCCGGTGTGCAAGTGAGTGCGGACCCGCTTGCACACCGGGGCTCCACCCGGAGCCCCATCCCCAGGTCCGCGTCCCGCAGTTCCAACCAACACAGGAGGTCCGCAACCCCATGGCTCAGTTCTCTCTCGATGACATCCGTTCCGCCGCTGAGGCGAAGTACGGTTCCACCGACATCAACTTCGGCGACGACGTCTGCCGACTGCTCAACCCCCTGCGCCTGACCAAGGCCAAGCGTGCCGAGCTCATCGGCATCCAGGCCAAGCTCGACGGTGAGGACGTCGACCAGGAGCAGGTGCTCGCTGACGCCATCCGTCTCGTCGCCGAGTCCGAGAAGGCGGCTGAGAAGCTGCTCTCGGCTGTCGGCGAAGACCTCGCTGTGCTGGCCCAGATCTTCGAGACCTACGGCGAGGGGACTCAGGCGGGGGAAGCCTGAGCCTCGCCCGGCTCGTAGACGACTACGGCGAAGGCATCTACCCCGACCTGTTGTTCTACTACGGCATCGACCTTGCCGAAGTGATCGCAGGTCGGGGTCCTTCGCCGTCTCTCGTCCTCTTGCTGGTGCAGAGGCTGCCGGACACATCACTCACGATCGCTCTCGCGTCGGGCGGACGTGAGCACTTCGGCTGGGGCATGGATCGACACATGACCGCCGACATGTACGACGCGCTGAACCAGAACACGCGGGCGACTGGTCAGTGGGGGAAGAAGGGTCCGCCCAAGATCCCCGAGTACCCGCGACCCAAGGCCAAGAAGAAGGACGAGAAGAAGAAGTTCAAGTCCGTGGCCGACATCTACAAGGCGTTCTCCAGGAGGTAGTCAGTGGCATCGTCACCAGGCGGGCAGGTGATCGGGCGCGTCTCGGTCAAGGTTCTGCCAGACACCAGCGACTTCCGCCGTCAGGCAGAGAAGGCCCTCGATCGCATCGAGAAGACGCTGAAGCTCACGATCGGCACGAAGATCGACATGAGCGGCGCGTCGCGTGAGTACCTGGAGGAGTTGCGCAAGATCAACCAGCGCAACCGGAACAGTGACTCGCGCAAGATCCGGTTCCACACCACGATCTCCACGGACGGCATGGTGCAGGCGATCAGCACTGCACGTCGCCGCCTCCAGGAGAAGGCCGACCAGTCGAAGATCAAGTTCAAGGTCGACGGCGCGGAGGTCAGTGGCGACATCAAGCTGGAGCTGAACCAGGAGGCTGCCGACAAGGCGGCTCGCGACCTGAAGGACTGGGCCAAGGACCACAGTCCGATCAAGATCCAGGTCGAGCCTGACTTCAGCTCCACGGCAGGAGCGATCACGTCCGCCCGACTGGGCGTGCTGACTCGGCCCCGCACGGTGTCGATCATCCCGGAGCTCAACAACGCAGCCGTCGCGAAGGTGGGCACAGCTCTTGCTGCGCTCTCCGGTGCGCGCGTGCTGAACTCGATGTTCGAGAAGCTGGGCAACACCCTGCGCAACCTCGACAAGTCCGTCCCGATCATCGGCTCCCTGGCTACGGCCATCGCCGGTCTCGGTGCCGTTGGCATCACGTCTGCGAGCAACCTGTTCGCCTTGTCGTCGTCCCTCGCGCAGATCGGCCCCGCTGGTCTCCTCGTCCCCGGCCTGCTCGGTGGCATTGCAGTAGGACTCGGCGCAACCGTCGCCGCGATGAAGGACTTCAACACCATCTTCCCTGGCGTGAAGAAGTCCCTGAGCGAGATGCAGAACACCATCTCCTCGAACTTCTGGGACAAGGCCAAGGCCCCGTTCCAGGACCTGATCGACAACCTGATGCCCAAGTTCCAGGCGGGCATCGCGAAGACCGGCACGGCCCTCGGTGGCTTCTTCGGTTCATTCGCAACGGATCTGAGCGGGAAGCTCGGTCCGATCATGGGCCAGATGTTCACGGACCTGAACCAGTCCATCGCCAACGCGACGGAGCACACCGGGTCCTTCGCGAACATCATCGGCGTACTCGGCAAGGTCGGCACGTCCTACCTGCCTGAGCTGGCCAACTGGTTCGGCAAGGTCTCCGACAAGTTCTCCGCCTGGCTGACCAAGAACGAGGAGAGCGGACAGCTCACCGCGTGGATCGACCTGGCGATCGAGAACCTGAAGGAGCTCGGCAACGTCATCAAGAACCTGTTCGGCATCTTCGCCGGACTGGGACGTGCCGCGCAGGAAGCTGGCGGCTCCACGCTGTCCATGCTGAACGACACGCTGGAGCGCATCCACAACACCGTGGACAAGCCCGCGTTCCAGGCCGGTCTGGTCGACGTCTTCAAGGCGGCTCACGCTGCGATGAAGACCATCGCCGACACCTCGGGTCCGGCTGTCGAGAACCTGTTCATCACGCTCGGCAAGACGCTGACCACGGTCCTGCCCCTCGCGGGCAAGATCATCGGCGAGGCGATGAAGGCCATCGCTGACGCGCTCGCGCAGCCCGCTGTGCAGCAGGGCATCACCACGATGTTCAACGGCATCCTGGCTGCGGTCACCGCCCTGGCTCCTGCCATGGCTCCGGTCGGCAAGGCGCTCGGCGCACTGATGCAGGTCGTCGGTGCGATGCTCACCGCGTTCGGTCCTCTGATCGCTGCGGTGCTGACGCCTCTGGCCAACGCCTTCGCTCAGCTCGCGCCGCAGATCATCCCGGTCGTCAAGCTCCTCTCGGGCGCGCTGCTCGACGCGGTCAACCTGATCGCGCCGATCCTGACGAAGATGGTGCCCGTCATCGGCGAGGCACTGACCGGTGCGTTCCAGGGTCTGTCCGGCGTACTGCCGCAGATCATGGAGACCATGGGTGGCCTGCTCCAGGCCGTCCTCCCGCTGGTCGGCACGCTCGTCTCGTCCTTCGCTCCGATCCTGCCGGTCATCGCCCAGTTGTTCCTGATGATCTACCAGGCGGTGGCTCCTCTGATCGAGGCCCTGGCTGCGGCCCTGGCTCCGATCCTCCCGGTTCTGGCGGCTGCGTTCACCACGGTGCTCGAAGCCCTGAAGCCGATCATCGAGACGGCGATGAAGATCATCACGGCGGTCATCGCTCCACTCCTGCCGATGCTCTCGGGCATCATCCAGGACTTCCTGCCCAAGCTGGCGGATGCGCTGAAGCGACTGCTCGAAGCGATCCAGCCCCTGCTCGATGCACTGCTCGCGGTCGTCAACTTCCTGATGCCGATCCTCGTGCCGGTGCTCCAGTTCATCATCGCCCTCATCGCGGACTCGTTCGTGGCGGCGATCAATGGCATCGCGCTGGTGATCGAGGGACTGGTCGAGGTCTTCAAGGGTGCCTGGGACCTGATCGTCGGCGTGATCAAGATCGCGATCGGCATCATCGTCGGCCTGTTCACGGGCGACTTCGGCATGGCGCTCGACGGACTGAAGCAGGCGTGGAACGGACTCTGGACGTTCCTGAAGGGCCTGTGGGACATCATCCTCGGAGCGTTCCGTACGTTCCTGTCGGTCGGTGTCCTGGGTACCGCGTCCAAGGTCATGAAGTCGATCGGCGCAGCCTTCAAGGCTGGCTGGCAGGCGGTCGTGAACTTCGGCAAGGCGGCATGGTCGGCCATCACTGGCGGCTTCAGCGGCTTCGTCGGTGCCATCACGGGCGCGGTCTCGCGCTGCATGTCGAGCATCGGTGGGTTCTTCTCCCGTGGCTGGACCTCGATCCGCACGACCTTCACCTCTGCGTTCTCGTCGCTCCTGACGTCGATCGCTGGGTGGATCGGCAAGGCCATCACCGCGATCGGCGGCATCCCCGGCAAGGCCAAGGCCGCGCTCGGGAACCTCGGTTCGCTCCTCCTCGGGGCGGGCAAGTCGATCGTGCAGGGTCTGATCGACGGCATCGGTTCGATGATCGGCAAGGTCAAGTCGAAGCTCAAGGGCCTGACCGACATGATCCCCGACTGGAAGGGTCCTCTCCCCAAGGACAAGGTCCTTCTGTACGGGGCTGGCAAGGCGATCATCACCGGTCTGATCAAGGGTCTGGAGTCGCAGTTCGACAACGTCAAGAAGTCCCTCTCGGGACTGACTGACCAGATCGCCAAGGCGAAGATGTCGAAGGCGATGACGGCCCGACTGAAGAAGGACCAGACCGCGCTGACCAAGCTCCTCTCCTCGTGGGACGGAGTGAACAAGAAGCTCGAAGCTGCCCAGAAGAAGCTGGCGGACCTGAAGACGGCCAAGGCCGACTACGCCGCGAGCATCGCCCAGAAGATCGTTGACGCCGCGAACGTCACGAACATGGAGGGCGGCTTCTCCGGCATCGTCACCTCGCTGAAGATGCAGGTCGAGCAGGCTCGTCACTTCGCCGACGTCCTGGCCAAGCTGAAGAAGCTGGGCCTGAACCAGGAGATGTTCGACCAGCTCGCGCAGGCTGGCCCCGAGGCTGGCATGGCTGCGGCTGAGGCTCTGGCCAACGCTGGCAAGGCTGGCGTGGACGAGGTCAACAAGCTGGAGAAGCAGCTCCAGGAGGCCGCTGGCAAGGTCGGCAAGACCGCGTCGGAAGTCATGTACGACAACGGCATCCACATGGCCGAAGGACTCGTCAAGGGTCTGGAGAAGCAGGCCAACGCGATCGAGAACCAGATGCTGAAGATCGCCAAGTCCATGACGGACGCGATCAAGAAGGCGCTGGGCATCCACTCCCCCTCGCGGGTGATGGCGGCTCTCGGCGTGTGGGTCGGCAAGGGCCTCGGCAAGGGGCTCGACAAGGGCCGCTCGGCGGTCCTGTCCTCCATGAAGGCCATGGCGCTCGACGTCTCTGGCTACGACATCCAGCCGCCCCCGGTGGCTCAGCTCGACGTCTCGTCGGCGGTCGCTTCGGCGGTCGACGGCAACGCGCAGGGCGGTGTCACGAAGGTACTCAACTACTACGCAGCGCCGGGCTCCTCGCTCAACAGTGAGGAAGACCTGTTCGCCGCGTCGAACCGAGCAAGGATGGTGGGCTGGTAACGATGGCGAAGCTCCTTCTGGAGAACGCCCTGGACTCCTTGTCCCTCAACGGGGTCGAGGATGAAGGTGCGGGGGTGCAGGCCACGACTGGGGTAACCGGTCTGGGCCTGCCCCCCGTGTCCGTCCAGTGGCTGGAGGGCGCGGGTGACGGTGCTACGTACCGCCGCTCGCGGACGCTCCCCCGAGACATCGACATCCCCCTCGACATCGTCGGGCGGGATCGAGAAGACCTGAAGCAGATCACGTCCCGGCTGGCGAAGATGCTGGCCGGTCCGTGCACCCTGCGCATGATCGAGGACGACGGGACCGACTGGTCCACAGAGGTCGTCCGCATCGGTGGTGGCGAGTACAGCTACGGCAACGACACCACCGGCAACAAGGACGTCCAGACGGTCATCACACTCCGCGCGGGCGACCCCTACTGGACGTCATCCAAGTCGACCACGCAGCAGATCGGCGGCTCCACGGCTGCGGCTCCGTTCATCTCCGGGCTCATGTCCATGCCGGTCGCCTCCTCGCAGGCGATGGGCAGCATCATCCTGGAGAACACGGGCGACGTCACGGCCTACCCCGTCTGGACCATCTTCGGTCCGGGCGACAACTTCAAGGCGATCTCTCCGACCGGCGAGACGCTGTGGTGGAAGGGCACGCTGACCGCCTCACAGAAGCTGATCGTGGACACCCAGAAGGGCACGGTCAAGCGCGAGGACGGGTCCAACCAGTACGCCCTTCTCGCCGCCGCCCCTCGGTTCTGGGCCATCGAGCCTGGCACCGCCACCTGTACTGCCGAACTGCTCAACACCACATCGGCATCGAAGATCACGGTGTCATGGCGACCCCGGAAGTGGATGGTGATCTGACCTGTGAAGCTCCGCGACCTGACGGTCGAGGTGCGGGACAAGACGCTGAAGCGCGTCGGTGCCATCCGCCCCGAGGAGCTGGTGCTGGAACTGGAAGACCAGTTCAACAACGTCGGAACCTGGAAGCTCACGCTGGCTGTCGAGCACCCGCTCACCACAGCCCTGCGGACTCCAGGTTCCGGCGTCATCATCACCGGCCCGACCGACATCCTGATGAGTGGCCCGACCGTGAAGCACGAGTTCGCGGCCACGCCCGAAGACCCCGGTGGCTCGGTCGTCTTCGAGGGGATCTCCGACACCTGCGTCCTCTCGGACATGCTGGCGTTCCCCGACCCCACCAACGTCAACCCGACCACCCAGACCCTCTCGCACGACGTGCGTACCGGACCGGCTGAGACGCTGCTCCACGCCTACGTCAACGCCAACCTGGGACCGAGCGCACCGACAGCTCGACGCAAGGCTGGGCTCATCATGGGCACCAACCTGGCGCGCGGGACGGTCATGACCAAGAAGGCGCGCTTCCCCGTCCTGGGCAACCTGCTCACCGAGATCGCCGTCGTGGACGGACTCGGCTTCCGGGTCGTGCAGCGCGACGCCAACCTCGTCTTCGAGACGTACCAGATCACGAACCGAGCTGCGCTCATCCGGCTCGACGTCATGAACGGCACGCTTGCCGGACAGCGCGTGGCCATCTCTCCCCCGTCCGCGACCCACGTCATCGTGGCTGGACAGGGTGAGCAGGAGGACCGCACCTTCCGCGACGTCACGACCGCCGAGTCCCTTGCGGCGGAGGCTGACTGGGGCAGGCGCATCGAGGTCTTCCAGGACCAGCGCGACCAGTCCGAGGATGCACAGCTTGACCAGTCCGGCCTGGAGACCCTGGCCGAGAAGGGCTTCACTGCGGTCGCCGTGCAGGCGGTCCCGATGGAAGACACCGAGATGACCTTCGGCAAGGACTGGGGTCTCGGAGACGTCGTCTCCGTCGTGGTCAACGACCAGGAGCTGGTGGCCACGGTCACCGGCATGATCCTGAAGGCCACGGAGGAAGGCTTCAAGATCGGCGTCGAGCTCGGAGACGCCACCGGCTTCAACGCCGACGCCGCCTACGCCCAGCGTGTGACGAACACCGAAGCGCGCCTGAGTCAGTTGGAGCGCAACAGTTCCGGGTCTGGTGGCGTCTCTACAGACGATCAGATCCTTCGCATCATGGGAGTGTGGTGACAAGTGGCGAACACGCCGAAGGCCCTCTGGCGAGGGAACACGACGACCTCTCTGGTGCAGGTCTACCAAGCACCGAACCCTGGCACGACGATCGTCACGAATATCGTCGTGGCCAACTCGGGCACGACACCGGCAACCGTCCTGATCTACGTCAGTGGCGTGATCCTGGTGCCGACGATGTCCGTGCCCGGTAACGGCATCTTCACGCTCGACATCGCACAGCCGATGGACGCGGCGGGGACCATCAAGGTCCAAGGCAGTAGCACCACTTGCGCGGTGCATATCGCAGGAGTGGAGGTGAGCGCCTGATGGGCTTCAACGTGATCCCAGCCCCCGAGGTCTCGGGTCTCACTGGAGCTCCCGGAGCTCAGGGTCTGAAGGGCGACAAGGGCTCCTCGATCCTGACCGGCACTGCGGTGCCCGCGTCGAGCGTCGGCATCGACGGCGACTGGTACTTCATGGAGGACACCCGGACGTACCTGGGTGTCACCTCCACGACGTGGACCATCTACCAGAAGGTGGCTGGAGCATGGGCGGTTGTCGGCAACGCCCTCGGTGGATCGAAGATCTACCTGAACAACACGTCGACCGCGAGCACCGACACCAAGCCGGGCGACATGCTCATCCGGACCGACACGGGCGACATCTACCAGCGCACTGCCTCCGGTTGGGGCAGCGCGATCGGCAACATCAAGGGGCCGCAGGGCATCCAGGGCATCCAGGGCATCCAGGGTGTCGCTGGCCCGCAGGGTCCTGAAGGCCCGCAGGGACCGCAGGGTCCGGCTGGCCCTGCCGGTACGCAGTACGTCTTCCGGGGCGGCTGGGCGTCCGGCGTGGCGTACGCGGTCAACGACTTCGCGCGCTACAACGGCTCGACGTACCGGGTCACCACGGCCCACACGTCGACCGCTGGCAACACTCCAGACATCGCGACCGGCTACTACGCGCTCCTCGCTCAGAAGGGTGACACGGGCGCGACTGGCCCCCAGGGTGAGCCTGGTCCGGCTGGCCCCGAAGGACCGCAGGGTCCGGCTGGAGCTGACGGTGCCGGTGCAGTCGACTCGGTCAACGGTAAGACCGGCGTCGTCATCCTGACGCCCCAGGACATCGGTGCCGTCGACCCGGACGACGCGACGCTGAACGACTTCATGGTCATCAACGCGACGGCCATGAACAACTACGGCATCGTCGCCATGCGCAAGCTGAACAAGAAGCGCTGGTCGTTCATGGTCAGCGGCTCGACCGAGTCCGGCTCAGACGCTGGCTCGAACTTCCTGCTCCAGTCCTACACGGACGCCGAGGCAGAGAAGACCGTGCACATCTACGGTGAGCGCAGCTCGGGCTCGACCGTCATCGGTTCGACCCAGCCCATGAACGGAGCTCGGCTCACGGTCGACGGTGGTGCCATCGGCATCGTCAGTCAGACCTTCGACCCGATCAGCTCCAGCCTTGGACCGAAGATCTTCTCGAAGGCCGGTCGGCCCTACATCCAGCGGGGCTCGAACGCCACACCTGGCGGTCCGTTGCAGTGGGAGGTTCAACCTCGCCCCGACGAGTGGCTGCCCGAGGACATGGGCCTGAAGGCGTGGTCCTCCGATCCGGCCATGTGCCAGTCGGCTGGCGCGTACTGCGGCACGACGGGCATCCGCGTCACGGCTGTGACGCTGCGCCAGGGGCAGCTCGTCAACCGGCTGGGGTGGCACTTCCTCGGGTACGCGGGAGGGCTCCAGACGGGCTCCTGGGCTGCGCTCTACAACAGCTCGGGCACCCGCGTCGCGACGAGCGGCGACCTCTCGACGGCGACGTACGAGCCCGCCGAGCAGCATGGCTCCGGTGGCGGCTTCTCGTCTGCGCCACTGACGGCCACGTACACGGCTGCGCCCGGCGTCTACTACATCGCCTGGCGCTTCATCTACAACACCACGACCGGCGATGGGCCGATGCTCCTCCAGTACGAGAACAGCGCGGGCGCTCCGCCCAACGTGTTCGGCTACACGCCGGTCAAGCGGTTCGGGGTGATCAGCGGCACCACGCTGACTGCCTCGCCGACATCCATCACGACCAGCTCGATCGAGAACGGAGCGAACCGGTTCTGGGCTGCGCTGGCGTAACCCCTTGTGACAGAAGGGAGTTCATCCATGGGCGCTGGTCTCTACCCGCCCCCGATCAACCTCACCGCCCCGCGAGGCACCAAGGCGTTCGCCTTCGTGACCTCCACTGCCTACGTCGGTGACACCGAGACTCGGGCCTACCTGACCACCTGGAAGGCGGAGGCCAGTCGGCTCTACCGCGTCCAGCTCAACATCGGCTCGGTCGACGCCGATGCGGTCGGCGACGTCAGCAGCGTGGCTGACCACGGCTCGAAGAACTCGGCGATCATCCGTGGCCGTTGGGCGGCTGGCACGGACGCAACGGTGACGAGCACCGACGCGGGCTACATGCTCGCGTCGGTGTTCGATGACGACTCTCAGTTCTCGTCCGGCACCACGGTCACCTGGCACATCGGAGGTGCACCGGCTGGCGACATCGCCTGGGCCGTAACCCTGAAGGCGTACAAGCCTGCGGCCACCTACGGGAGCATCCGGCTCCTGTCCACCGGAGCTGCGAGCAGCCTCACCGTCGAGGACGTTGGCCCCTGGCCCGTCGTCCCGTAGCCCCCATCCCTACTCAGGTACAGCGCAACCGAAGGAGCCCACTCCCCCACATGGGTGCATCCATCTACCCCCCACCCACTTCGCAGATGCCGAGGATCGTCGCTCTCCAGAACTTGGAGAACATCCCCTCCGCCTCCTACGTCGTGGACGAGACCATCCAGTTCACCCAGACGTTCACGGCCATCGCGAACCGCCACTACAAGGTGACGTTCCAGATGGCCAACGTTGACACGGACGGGACGACTGGCTCCGCCTACATCTCGAAGGTCGCGGCCATCACCACCTGTCGGGTCAACCCCGGCACGACGGTGACCACCACCTCGAACGAGATCGGCCAGATCTACACCCCGGTGTTCGGTGACGACTCGATGCGGGATGGCGGTGTCGTCGGAGTCTTCTGGATCGAGAGGCCGCCTGCCGGTCTCAACACCGTGGCGATCTCGCTGAAGACGTCGCTGACCACTGCGGGTGGCGTCCGGTACCTCGCCTACGGCGACGGCAACCGACTCGCGATCGAAGACGCCGGGCCTGCCGTCTGAGCAGCCCACCTCCGAACCTCGAAGCCCCTGAGCCCTACGGCCTGGGGCTTCTTCCGTAACCCCAGGAAGGACCCCATCAGTGGCACAGACCTCCTACCCGTTCGACGCGCAGAGCGTCACCGAGACGCAGTACAGCGCCTACTTCCGAGAGCTCCAGGATTCCGGTGTCGTCGGCTCCTCCAGCGGCACCGCCCTGAAGGTCACGTCGGCTGGCACCAGCACGTCCCTCTCGGTCGCCATCGGTGCAGCCGTCGTGCGCGGCCACTTCTACAACAACGACTCGGTCGCGACCGTCACCATCGCGGCTGCCGACACGGCAGCTCGAACCGACCTGGTCGTCCTGAAGCTCGACCCTGCGGCGAACAGCATCCTGCTCACAGTTCGCAAGGGCACTGCCGGTCAGGGCGTCCCGGTCCCCGAGCAGACGGCCACCGGCAACTACGAGCTCGTCCTGGCCCAGGTCGCTGTCGGCGCGAGCGTCACCTCCATCTCGGCTGCATCCGTCACCGACGTCCGGACCTTCGTCGGCAACCGCGTCCGCTCCTGGACGACCGCCACCCGCCCGGCTACGGCTGACGCCCGCGTCGGCATGTTGGGGTACAACACCACGACCCTGGCCTGGGAGTTCTGGAACGGCACCGCCTGGACGAACCTGGTGCAGTCGGTGGACTGGGGCTCGCTGAGCAACAAGCCCGGCACGTTCCCTCCGGACGCCCACACCCACGACTACACGACCCTGACCAACAAGCCGACGACGTTCCCCCCGAGCTCGCACACGCACGACTGGTCCCAGATCGTCAACGAGCCCGCGACGTTCCCTCCGTCGACCCACTCGCACACCTGGGCCTCGATCACCTCGAAGCCGACCACGTTCACCCCGAGCACCCACTACCACGGCCAGTACCTGGAGGCCGGTGACACGATCTCCTGGGCCAACGGCACGAAGAAGGCGCACAGCAACTCGGTGTCGGACGGTGGTCCGTACTACGCCGTGTGGGTCGAGGGCTCGGGCGTCTTCGCCCGCAACACTTCCTCCATCCGGTTCAAGGAGAACGTCCGGGACTACCCGATCGACCCGGCCAAGGTGCTGGCGCTCCGCCCGGTCATCTACGACCGGAAGCTGGAGGAGGGCAAGACCTCGCGGCGGACCGACGAGTTCGGTCTCATCGCCGAGGAGGTCTACGAGCAGATCCCCGAGATCGTCAACATCCTGGACGGCGAGGTCGACGGTCTCCGTTACGACCTTCTGCCGGTGGCGATGATCACGGTGCTCCAGGACCAGCAGGCGCGCATCGAGCGCCTGGAGAAGCTGGTTGAGGAGCTGAGCAAGTGAGCGCAGAGCCCACGGTCCAGGTGGCGCTTGTAACCACCGGAGGCACGATCCTTGTGACCCTCATCGGCGTGGTGGTCGAGATGCTTCGACGCAACCACAAGGCCCTGTCGGAGGTGCAGGAGAACGCGCAGATCGCTCGCGATCAGGTCGCCAACTCCCACAGCACGAACCTCCGAGACGACATGGACCGCCTCCACGACGACGTCCGCGAAGTCCTGGACGTCCTGAGACAGCACGGCAAGGAGATCGGTGGTCTCCGGGAAGACCTCCGCCAGGAGCGCATCGAGCGCCTGGCTGTGAGCGACCGGCTCGACCACCACCTCAGCATCACCGTCAAGTAACACACCCCGCGAAGGCCCTGGCTCACTGCGAGCTGGGGCCTTCGCTGTACGGAAGGAGCTGCCCGTGAGTGCAGTAGTGGACAAGATCCTGAGCATCGCCGCTGGCGAGGTCGGGACGCACGAGAAGAAGGTCGGTGGCCACTGGGTCAACGACTCGAAGTACAACCGCTGGTTCGGCAAGATCCCCGGCTACGCGCAGGACGGCTACGGCTGGCCCTGGTGTGCGGCCTTCGTCTCCTGGCTGGCCCACGAGGCGGGCGTGAAGGACCTCTACCCCAAGACCGCGTCCTGCTCGGCAGGCGTCGCCTGGTGGAAGGGCAAGGGTCGCTTCAGCGAGTACCCGGCTGTCGGCGCGCAGGTCTTCTTCGGCCCTGGCGGTGGCACCCACACCGGCATCGTCGTCAGCTACGACGCCGAGAACATCTACACGATCGAGGGCAACACCAACGTCAACGGCTCCGCCGAGGGCGACGGTGTCTACCGGCGCACGCGCAAGCGCCACTCGACCAACGTCTACGGCTACGGCTACCCGAAGTTCCCCGAGGGCATCAAGTCGGCTGACCCGGCATGGGCCAAGGAGGCTCCCAAGGCCCCGGCCAAGCCCGCTCCCGCGAAGCCGAAGCCTGCCCCGGCCAAGCCCAAGCCGAAGCCTGCCCCCAAGCCGAACCCGATCTACCGGCTGAGCGACGCGGTCAAGCCCGGTGCCACCCACGTCCAGGTCGCCGACATCCAGCAGCTCCTCCTGAAGCTCGGCTACAAGATCCCCGGCGCGGTGACGAACTACTACGGCAAGAACACCGAGGCGGCTGTCGCCCTGTGGCACGAGCGGAACCCGAAGTACAAGAACATCGGGCTGCGACGTGACACCCGCATCGGACCCGCTGGCTACATCGCCCTCCAGAAGCAGTGCGGGCGGCGCTGATGGGCAAGCACTCCACCCCTGACAACCCCCGAACGGAGTCCTTCGTGAACCTCCTGCTCCCCCTGCTCCCGGCGAAGGCCCGGCCCTACGCGAAGGCGGTCATCGCCCTCCTGGGTACGGTCGCCTCCATCGCGGTGCTCGTCGCTGCGGATGACCCTCGGGTCGCGGCTGGCGTCCAGATCCTCACCGCGCTCGGCGTCTACGCCCAGCCGAACGGCTCGACCGGCGAGGAGGAGTTCCCCGAGACGGGCCTCCCCGAGTCGGCCTACGAGGGCTGACAACGAAGAAGACCCCCACTCAGCACTGTCGCTGGGTGGGGGTCTTCAGTCGTCTCTGAGTCTTGGCCTCACTGCTTCATCGCCTCGATGGCCTCCAGGCTGACGATCTTGGCGGTGCCGCGTCGGCGGGGCGTGCTCGTCTTCTTCGCCGTCGCCTTCTTGACCGGCGTCGGGTGGGGAACCATCCCGCCGTACACCTGGTCGAGGATCTGCTCGATCGGCTTGGCGTGGTCCACGCAGAGGTCGAGCTCGCTGCGCCCGCCCGGCGTGTTGATCGTGTAGTGCTGGGTCTCCTTGCCGAGCTCGCTCTTGTCGACGTCGCAGACGGTGAGCTGGATCTGGGCCATGTGACTGTGTCCTCTCTCTCGCGGGTGCGTCTCACCCGGTGGATGCAACCTACACGAAGTTGCTTGCACTGTCACGCTACGTGTGCAACATTGTGTAGGAGGTAACCGCAGAGTAACTGAGGAGGAGACATGGGAGCACGCAAGATCGTGGACGAGGGCGAGGTCGTCCGCTGGTTCGAGGAGGGTCGGACCTACGCCTGGATGATCGAGGAGTACCGGCGCAAGTACAACATCGAGACGGTCCCCAGCATGTGGGGGAACTTCCGGCGTCGGCGCGGGTTACAGCGGCGCATCACCCGTAACGACGAGCTGATCCCCTGGCAGGTCAAGCCCGAGCACCGCTGGCTGTACCCGATCGCCATGCTGCGCGCGGAGGCGCGTCGGCGAGAGAAGGGCGACGAGGCGCTGTCCGAGCTGGAGCGGACTCGACTCCCGTCCTGGCTGAAGATGCTGAAGGACGAGAACGCCGTCGTGCACTACGACCCTGACACCGAGGAGGGGTTCTTCTACATCCCCCGCCAGGAGGGTGACGACGACCTGATCCACAAGCCGAAGAAGGTCACGAAGCTCCGCGCTGCCGACTGACTGCACCTCCTCCTCCGCGCACGAGGCGGGCCTCCCATCTGGGGGTCCGCCTCTTGTGTTACCTGTGGGTAGCGTCACGTACCCCCCGCTCCACAGGTTGTTGAACGTTCTGTTATCGTTCCTCTCGCTCCAGTCCGGTGCCACGGAAGCGAGAGCAGGGACCGCACACACTCGTGATGCAACTTGCACACTCTGCCTGAAGGCTGTACTGTCTTCGACGTCAGCAAGTTGCACACCGCACCGGAGGAGAACGCAACGCCATGCCGTACCGCAGAGAGCTGCCCGCCTGGAGGCGAGAGCTTGGTGCACCGAGGAGCTTCACCACTCGGGACGGTTGCATCCACTTCAGCTTCGACCTGGAGAACTTCGACTTCCACATCGACGCCTCTCCTGGCTACAAGCCGTCCGTGATGGCTCATGTCCTGAACCAGCTCGAAGGCTGGGGACTGGAGCTCATGACGTACGACGAGGTCGACGTCGACATCCTGGAGCACGGCGTCTGCCGGATCTACCTCACGCCGATCGTGCCACCCGAGGTGGCCGAGGCGGAGATGGTCCGGGAACTCCTCGCCGAGGTGGACGCGCTGACGATCACCCCGTTGGCCGACAGCTTGGAGGAAGTACCGAGTGACCCTGAACTTCATGGAGATCCCGAACAAGGCACACCCGAACAACTCGGTGCCGCGTGATGGCTGGGATCGTCCGCTCATCGTGCCGAAGGCTGGCGGCAAGCCGGTCGGGCACACCAGGACGACGACGTTCATCGACTGCATCGAGGACAAGTCGAGCCTGACCACCTGGGGCAAGCGCATGACGCTTGTCGGAGCGGCCAAGAACCCGTCCTTGCTGGACGCGGTGGCCGGTCTGGACCCGAACGACAAGGACGACAAGAAGAAGCTCGACGCGCTGGCCGAGAGGGCAGTGGACGTCAGTGGCGCGAACGACAAGCGGGAGAAGGGAACCCACCTCCACACGCTCTCCGAGTACGTGGACCGTGGTGAACCGCTCCCCTTCGGCACGCCGAAGAAGGACGTCGAGGACATGATGGCCTACATGCTGGCCACCTCGGTCCTGAAGGTTCACGCCGTCGAGCAGTTCGTCGTCGTCAACGAGCTCAACGTGGGTGGCACGTTCGACCGCACCTACGAGTACGACGGGCCTGGCCCGGACGGCAAGCCGATCAGCGGCCTGTTCATCGGCGACCTGAAGACCGGGTCCGTCGAGTACGGCGCGCTGAAGATGGCGAGCCAGCTCGCGATCTACTCGCGAGGAGAGAAGTACGACCACACCCACTTCCCCGTGGACCACCAGGACAAGAAGGCCCTGGCCGCGTGGAAGAAGGTGGCGGTCGAGGCAGCCGAGGCGGAGAAGGCGTACAGCCCGCTCCCCCCGGTGAACCAGGACTGGGGCATCATCGTCCACCTGCCTGCGGGCACGGGCGAGTGCACCCTGTACTGGGTGGACCTGAACATCGGGTGGGCTCTGGCCCAGCTCGCGCTTCAGATCCGCAAGGCCCGGTCGACCCGAGGAGCGATGAAGCCGTTCGTGACGCAGGTCACGGAGAACGAGCTTGCTTCTTCCGGCCAGAGTGTGTAACTTGGATCAAGTCAGGGCGACGCGGGAGCGACGAACTGGAGGCGCAAGTCGCCGGTCCGGGAGGTTGACACCGACCCCCGGATCGTGTAACTTGTACCAAGACAGAGAGAACAACGAGAGGAGCTACACCGCGTGAGGGAACTGACCGTCACCATCAAGTACGGCAAGGGCTACGAGGAGACCTGGGCGGTCTTCAAGGGAAGCCCGGACGAGGTCCGCGAGGACATCATCTCCTACTTCGGAGTCATGCGTGACAGTGTGAGCGAGCTGACGCTCAGCGAGCTGGTGGTCGAGATGACCAGCCTCGCTCACGGCAAGGGCAACATCGCCCGGTTCCTGGGAGGAACCATCATCCCGCCTTCCGAGGCGGCTGCTCCCCCGGCCCAGACGGCACCGACCGGTGACCCGTGGGCTGCGGCAGCGAGCACCCCGAGCTCTCCCCCGGCTGCGGCGCAGCCCGAGGCGGAGGACCCCAACGCCTACATCCTGGGCGAGATCGAGAAGCAGACCGACGTCGCTTCGCTGAAGCGCCTCTGGGCTGAGAACCAGAGCTTCTTCTCGGACCCGAGCGTGATGGCTGCGTGGAAGGCCAAGGGCAAGGCCCTGTCTGCCGCGTAGTTCCACCCGCTCCACTCACAGCAACACCTTCATCAACCACATCTGAGCATCGACTCACAGACGAACGGAGACTTCACAGTGGCTCTCAACTTCATGGACATCCCCACCCAGGGCGGCGGCTGGTTCAAGCCGAAGGACAACGTCGACGCGGTCGCCATCCTCATCGAGGTCAAGCAGTTCGACAGGCAGCGCCCGACCCCGAACGGCCCGAAGGACTCGGTCCTCGCGGACGTGTCCGTCTTCAAGACGCAGGCCGACCTGGACGCCGGTCGTCCGGAGATCGCCAAGGGTCAGCGCATCGAGCAGACCGTGCTCGCCCGTGACCTGGAGGCCATCGTCGGTGGCGCGACCATCGTGACCCTGGCGCAGATCCCGGCGAAGAAGCCGGGCGCCTACCCCGCGTGGGTGTGGCGTCAGGCCGAGCGCGCCGCGCAGCAGAAGGTCATCGAGTACGCGACCAAGCGCGAGGCCGAGGTCAACGCCGCGCTGGACGCCGCGCCCGACTTCGACTGACGGGTGTGACAGTGTGACCCAGGGGGTCGTTCTTCGGAGCGGCCCCCTTGGGGCAGTGAGAGAGGAGGTCGAGTGAGACCTGAACGAGACGACTGGGCGCTGAACATCGCCGACGAGGTAGCCACCATGGCGGACTGCACGCGGTCCCAGGTTGGGTGCGTGATCCTCAACAAGCGCAAGCGCATCCTGGGCGTGGGGTACAACGGACTCCCGCCCGGCATCCCTGGCTGTGCGACGGCAGGGAACTGCCCCCGAGGTCGACTGACCCGCGACGAGTGCGCGCCGGACAGCGACTACGCGAACTGCGCGGCTGACCACGCCGAGCGCAACGCGATCCGAGATGCCCTGGACAAGGGCGTCCACCCGGACGAGCTGAAGGGCTCGACCATCTACGTCACCCGCAAGCCGTGCCCGGCCTGCCAGACCCTGATCACCGCCGTTGGCATCGAGCGCGTGGTCGTGAGAGGAGACAAGTAGTGCTCACCCCTGGAAGGTCCCTTGCGCTGCACGCGGAGTCGGGACGAGAGCTCCCCCGCGTCGAGGCGTTCGAGGCCCTGTACCAGAAGGGCGTCCGACCCCGTCACGGCGAGGTCATCATGATCGCCGGTCGATCCGGCACGCAGAAGTCTGGCTTCGCTCTGTTCTGGGTGGCGTCGATGAACCTGCCCAGCCTGTACTTCTCCGCCGACATGAGCGCCTTCACGGCGAGCTCGCGGCTGGCGTCCATGGCTACCGGCGACACGACCGAGATGGTCGAGGCTGGCATGGCTCAGGGCGGGAAGCACCGGCAGGCGTACCTGGACGCGCTGTCGTCCTCGAACATCACCTTCTCCTTCGGGTCGCCCATCACCTGGCGTGCCGTCGATGAGGAGCTGGAGGCGTACGTCGAGCTCTGGGACGCCTACCCCGAGGTGATCGTGTTCGACAACCTGATGGACTTCGAGGGCGCGGAGTCGGACTACACCGAGCAGATGGCGGTCATGTCCAACGCGACCGAGCTGGCCCGCGCTACCGGCGCGACGGTCATCATCCTGCACCACGCTTCGGACAAGAGCTGGGAAGCCAAGAGCGACCCGTGGGCTCCTCCGTCCCGTGACCAGGTGAAGGGCGGCCTCTCCGAGAAGCCCGAGCTCTCCCTCACGGTGGCCCTGGACCCGACGTCCCTGGAGTACCGAGTCGCCTGCGTCAAGCAGCGCATGGGTCCGTGTGACCCGACCGCCCGGAGCTACGCCATGATGCGCTGCCACCCGGACGTGACCCGCTTCTCGAAGCTGGAGGTCATGCAGAAGGCTGCGGCTCCTGAGCCCGCACCGGCTGCGGCATGGTCCCCGACTTCCTCGCTGGAGCGTCTGGGTCTCGGCTGACATGTGTGGTAGTGTGTGCAACACGAACGGGGGACGCGGGCCGGAAGGTCCGCTTCTCCCTGAAGGGAGTGTGACAGTGTGAGTAACCCTGTCAGGAACAAGAAGAAGGGGGCCGAGTGGGAGAACGAGCTGAAGAACAAGTTCCGCTCCCACGGCTTCGACATCGAGCACCTGCACCTGAACGGTAGCGAGGACGAGGGCGACCTGGTCATCCGCGCCTGGAACGGGAAGACCTGGGTCATCGAGGCGAAGAACGCCAAGATGGACGCCAACACCTTCGTCCGCGAGATGGAGACCGAGGTCGGGCACTACGCCTCCCACCGGGGTCTGGACCCCGAGCTGGTCGACGGCGTCGTGATCGTCAAGGGCTACCGCAAGCCGTGGCGCAAGGCGTACGTCATCACCACGGTCGAGCGGTTCTTCGGTCTGGGGGTTGAGCAGTGATCGGCTCGATGGGCGGAGACGCCACGCAGGCCGAGCTCGATCAGCTCGCCGATGAGGTCGAGGCGTTCGCCCACTACATCGAAGACCCTGAGTGCGAGCTCGACGTGATCCTCGCCATCGAGGAGTTCTACGACGTGGAGGTGTAGGTGGCCATCCAGTGGAGAGAGCCCAGCAAGCCGAAGGGCAGGAGCTGGGACAACGACGACGACAGCAAGCCCGAGCTCTCGGCGGTGCTCGACCACTACGAGGTCGACTTCAACCCCGAGCGGGCAACCGGCATGGGCCACTGCCCACTGCACGAAGACAACACACCCTCGATGTCCTACAACACGGACAAGGGGCTCTGGCGCTGCCACTCCTGCGGAGAAGGCGGCGACAGTTACACGATGATCATGTTGAAGGAGGGGACAGACTTCCGTGGAGCACGAACCGTTGCAACCACTCTCGGCCTCCCAGAGGGAAGCTCTGGAAGAAGCGACGAGCAGCTACGAGGCAGCCGTTACGGCGGAAGCCGCAAGGTACCTGGTCGGTCGGGGGCTGGATCGAACGGCGGCGGTTACCAACCGCGTTGGCGTCGTAGCTGATCCCTTCCCTGGGCACGAGAGGTTCCGAGGCTTCCTCGCGATCCCGTACCTGGACCGGAACGGCAAGCCGCTCTCGATGCGCTTCCGCTGCATCCAGGAGCACAACCACCGTGACTTCGGCCACGGCAAGTACATGGGCATGAAGGACGAGCCGCCCCGCATGTTCAACGTGGGTGCCGTCCACCGAGCTGGCAGCGAGATCGCTGTCACCGAGGGCGAGTTCGACGCGATGGTGCTGAACATGATCGGCATCCCGGCTGTCGCCGTCCCTGGCGCTCAGGGCTGGCGGAACCACTACCGCCGGATGCTGGCTGGCTTCAACCGCGTGTGGGTCTTCGGTGACCCGGACGACGCGGGAGCCGAGCTCACGCAGAAGATCACCCGCTCGCTGCGCTCCGCCAAGGGCGTGCGTCTGCGAGACGGCGACGTGACCGACACGTACCTGAAGGGCGGGGCTGACGCCCTGTACGCACTGATCCAGAAGGAGGACTCGGAGTGACCGAGACGACGGAGACCACCACCCGCAAGGGCCGCAAGGCCAACCCGCTCACGGCGATCGTGAACGAGGTCAAGGACAAGGCCGACGACAACCTCGACATCCCGTTCCTGGGTGGCCGGAACAGCGAGCAGGGCCAGGCGTACCACGCCGAGCAGGAGCTGCGCTGGATCTCGATCAACCGGCACCGAGGCGACATCGGCAAGCTCGGGGCGGACGGCCTCCTGGTCGAGGATGCTCACGCGGCTGGCGCTGCCACCACGACGGAGGAGCGTCGCGAGGCGCTGATCCTCCTGGCCGCTCAGGCTGTCGCCGCTGTGGCGCAGCTCGACCGGGGTGAGGGCTGATGCCCCTTCCGGGGACGGAGAAGTTCCCCAAGGTCGAAGCCGTCTGGCAGGCCCTGAACGACCGAGAGCGTGACCTGTTCTTCGACCACCTGTTCGGAGGGACCAGTGCCGACTGGCTCTCGACCACGCTGCGCAAGTACGGGCACGACGTGTCCGCCTCCACGATCCGTACCTACCGAAGGAGCCTGAACCGTGTCTCTGAAGGATGAGCTCCTGAAGAAGCCTGTCGGCCCGAGCGTCCCTGCTCGGAAGACCAACCCCGACAAGGACTTCACCCGGCAGATCGAGGTGCAGGGCGACGTCGCTGCGGTGACGGTGCGCGGCCTGCCGGACGAGGTGGACGAGAGCGCGGCTGCCGAGTACCTGCGCTCGAAGGGCGAGGACCCGGAGCTGTGGATCGCGACCGGCTTCCGCTCGGGCGAGTGGACCATGGCGAACGGCGACGTCGGGGTGAGCAACCGCTACACCTTCAAGCGCCGTGACCCGCTGCTCGACTACGAGCGTCCCGATCTGGACGAGCTGATCCGTGCCGTTGACAACTTCGGACCGGGTGTGACAGTGTCATCGACGGAGGGCGAGTACACCTTCATCGTCGCCATCGGTGACATGCAGTTCGGCAAGATCGACGGCGACGGTGTCGAGGGAACGCTCGAACGGACCATCGACTGCCTGAACAAGGCGGCTGCTCTCCTGGAGCAGTACCGGCTGCGCTTCCCGATCGGCCACGTCCACATCGCCTGGCTCGGTGACCACATCGAGGGCTTCGTCTCGCAGGGCGGGGCCAACACCTGGCGGACGGTGCTCACGCTGAACGAGCAGATCCGCCTGACCCGGCGAGTGATGCTCCACGCGCTGCTCCTGTTCGCGCCGATGGTCGCTCGGCTCACGATGGCTGCCGTACCTGGCAACCACGGTGAGGCTGTCCGGATCAACGGCAAGGGCGTGACGCGGTACGACGACAGCCACGACACCGAGTCCCTGATCGCCGTGAAGGACGCGGCTGACCTGAGCCCCGAGCGGTTCGGTCACGTCGAGTTCTACGTGCCGGACACGGACGAGCTGAGCGTCGTAGTCGAGTGCTCGGGCACGGTCGTCGCCCACGTCCACGGTCACCAGTTCCGACCGGGCAAGCACTTCGACTACTGGAAGGGCCAGGCGTTCAACCGAGCGTCCGCCTTCCACCAGGCCGACCTGCTCCTCGCGGGTCACCTGCACCACGAGCACGTCGACACCGATGGGTTCCGCACCTTCATCCAGCCCCCGGCGATGGAGTCGGAGTCCACCTGGTGGAGGCACGCCAAGGGCACGACCGGTGCTCCTGGCCTCATCGTCGCCGTCACCAAGGACGGCAACACGAACCTGAAGGAGGTGGTCCGATGAAGCTCATCGAGATCCAGCCGAGCGAGTACGTCGAGCCGCCTGCGGCTGACTGGTCCTGGTACGAGCCGGGCAACGAGATCGACAAGGTGATCACGCGGGCTGCCCGCCACATCGCCAACAAGTACGACGACACCAAGACGACGGAGTTCGAGGACGCCTACCAGGACGGCCTGATCTTCGTGGCCACGAGGCGGAACCTGCGAGCTGCGTTCGGTGAGCCGGGCCTGCTCTACTCCCGCCTCGTCCAGGACCTGACCGACAAGAACAAGCAGTCCGCGACGAAGCGGACCCGCTCGAAGATGACCAGCTACGAGGACAACCTCACGAAGCTCGAAGGGATCGGTGGTGTCTGAGTGGGCGGTGCGTACGACAGGGCTCTGGTGGAGCAGCTTCTCCCGGCCCACTTCGACCCGGCCTCGGCCTACGGCGTGAAGAACGAGACCGCCCCCGACGCGGACATGCCGAAGGTTAAGGCCAACCCCAAGCACGCGAACACCCTGTTCGCCCACCTCGCCGACATGAACGCGGCCTGGAGGTGGGCGGTCGCGGGCGGGCTGTCGTGGGAGGAGGCGCGAGCCACCCTCATGCGGTACGGCCTGGACTGGACGTACGAGTTCATCGCGTACGAGGAGAACTGCAACAAGAGCACGGCCCAGCGACGGTGTGAGCGGGCGGTCGGGAAGATCGCCGCCTACCTCAACCAGGACCGGTACGTGGATGGCTACGACGTGAAGGAGGAAGCAGCGTGAGCGAGGCAGTGCCCGAGGTTCCGGTCCACGAGCCGGTCGATCCCCCGGAGGGGATGGGTGAGGAGCGCATCGAGTTCTGGGATGACGCGACCCTGACCTACTACGAGCGGAACGCGGAGGGTCTGGTCTACGCCCGGCCCTACACCGAGAACGAGCTGGCTCGGTACACGAAGGAGCGACAGCTCGACCAGCTCGGCGAGGAGGCGAAGGTCGCAGTCGACTACCTGGACGACCGACTGGTCAAGGCCCTGGCCTACACGCAGATCCCTTCGCCGTCGCCTGAGCAGACGCACGCGGCGATCCTGAACCTGAGCGACCTGGCCGCGTACAGCGCGGGCACCCTGAAGCGGGTGCTGGTCGTCCTCGGTGAAGTGGTGGGTCGCCCCGTGGTGTGACAGTGGTACAGTGTGCAAGTGAGATCGCAGGCGGCAGTCCTTCGGGGCTGTCGCCTTGCGGCAGTGAGAGACAGACGACATCAAGGAGGAACCACTCAGTGAGCAACACCATCCCCTTCGGCCCGACCGGTCAGACCGTGTACGAGCGGACGTACTCGCGCACGAAGGCCAACGGCGAGAAGGAGACCTGGCCCGAGACCGTGGCCCGCGTGGTCGAGGGGAACCTCGCGCTGGTCTACGGTCCTCGCGCAGGCTGGGATGTGACAGTGTCGCAGGAGGCCGAGAAGCTGACCGGCTACATGGAGCGGTTCGCCATCCTCCCGGCTGGCCGTCACCTCTGGGCGTCCGGCGTGAAGGGTAGGCAGTACCTGTTCAACTGCCACGTCTCGGGCTGGGGTGAGACCCTGTCCCGACACTTCGAGTTCACCTTCCTCCGCCTCATGGAGGGCGGGGGCGTGGGGGCGAACTACAGCTCCCGCTTCCTGGAGAAGTTCGGCGCACCGCGCCGAGAGCTGGACGTCCACGTCGTGTGCGACCCGACCCACCCGGACTACGCCGACATGAAGGCGGCGGGCCTCCTGTCCACTGAGTACGACTCGGACTGGGACGGGGCCTTCGAGGTCGAGGACTCCCGCGAGGGCTGGGCTGACGCCCTGGTCGACCTGCTCGACACGTTCATGACGGACGGCGAGGTCAAGCATCGCGCCCGCGTCTACGACGTGAGCCGAGTCCGAGGCAAGGGTGCCCGACTGAAGACCTTCGGTGGCACGGCCTCTGGCCCTGGCCCGTTCGCTCGGATGATGTCCGAGATCGGCAAGGTCATGTCGCACTCGGCGTCCGAGGTTGGCGAGTGGGGCGTCGAGCCTCACCTCACCCCGACCGAGGCCATGGAGATCGACCACGCCATCGCGGAGTGCGTCGTCTCGGGCGGCAACCGTCGCTCGGCCCGCATGGCGATCGTGCACTGGAACGACCCGTTCATCCAGGACTTCCTGGCGTGCAAGGTCGACGGCTCGAAGCACTGGACGACGAACATCTCGGTTGAGATCGACCAGGAGTTCATCGACCGGCTGAACCTCGGCGAGCCCGAGGCGGTCGCGGTGCACGAGGCGGTCGTCAAGGGGATGCTCCTGAACGGGGAGCCGGGCTACTGGAACAGCTCCTACTCCAACGAGGGCGAGGTCGGCGAGGTCATCGCGACCAACCCCTGCGGCGAGATCGCACTCGAAGCCTGGGAGAACTGCAACCTCGGTCACGTCAACCTCGATGCGTTCGCTCCGTCCGTCAAGGGTGGGGAGTTCGATGAGGCTGGCATGAAGGAGGCGCACGCTCTCGTCACCCGCTTCCTGATCCGTGCCACCTACGGCGACGTGAACGACTCGGAGCAGGCCGACCGGCTGGCGCTGAACCGGCGCATCGGTGTCGGGCACTTCGGTGTCCAGGGCTTCCTCGCGAAGTCCGGCATCCGCTACTCGGTCGCCCCGTTCTCGTTCATGCCGTCGCTCCTGGAGGATCTGTACGACGTCGTCCGCGAGACGGCGCGCGAGTACGCCTTCGAGCTGCGCATCCCGGAGCCGGTCAAGGTCACGACGGTCGCGCCGACTGGCACGATCGCCAAGATGCCGGGCGTGACGGAGGGCATCCACCCGATCTACGGGCGGACCTACCTGCGTCGAGTCCGCTTCTCCTACTCCGACGCCGACCAGGCTGCGCAGGTCGACAAGTTCTTCGGTCAGGGCTTCGCGGTGGACGCCTGCGTGTACGACCCCTCGGGGAACACGATGGTGGTCACCTTCCCGACGAAGGACAAGCTGGTCGCCGAGGTCGAGGAGATGGGTTACGAGGCGGAGCTGGTCGAGTCCGCTGACGAGCTCTCGCTCGACCAGATGCTCAGCTTCCAGGCGATGTACCAGGCGCACTACGCCGACAATGCGGTGTCGTTCACGGCCAACGTTCCCGAGGGCCTGGACCCGGACGAGACGGCGGCTGTGATCAAGAGCTGGCTCCCCCACCTGAAGGGGACCACGATCATGGTCGACGGCACGCGAGAGCAGGCACCGTACGAGCGGATCTCGGCTCAGGAGTTCGCACAGTTCGAGCTCACCCGAGTGGAGGATTCCACGGACGAAGACTGCGCGTCCGGTGCGTGCCCTGTCCGATGACCTTGGTACTGTCCTGCTTCCGCCGATGAAGGGAGCAGGACAGTGGGTCTCATTCGCAAGAGCTCCAGCGTGATGACGCTGGGCCTGATCGACTGGAAGTCCGACAAGGAGCGCATGGCCGCTTCGGCTCGGAAGACCAAGAGCGCAGCTCGCAAGACGAACAAGCTACTGAAGGAACAGAACAAGATCCTGAAGCAGCAAGCCCGCTGAACTGCGGGCACAAGAGCCCCCTGAGACTTCGGTCTTGGGGGGCTTCTTGTTGTACCTTCTTCGGCATGAAGAACGAACGTGTAGTGGTCGAGCTGGTTGACGACATCGACGGGACGGGAACGGCGCGAACCGTGTCCTTCGCCGTGGATGGAACGGCCTACGAGATCGAGCTGAACAAGAAGAACGAGCAGAAGCTGATCAAGGCGATGGCTCCCTGGATCGAGAGCGCACGGAAGGTGGCACCTGCACGACAGACTCGGCGTCGGCGAACGACGAAGAAGATCGACAACTCTGCGGTCCGTCAGTGGGCCGGTGAGAACGGAGTCGAGGTCAACGCCACGGGGCGCATCCCGAAGGCTGTGATCGACCAGTACGAGGCGGCGCACGCCTGATGTACCTGCACCCGACGACCAACCTGTTGTCTCGGATGGCTGAGCGGGGAACCTACTGGCCGGATGTCGAGGCCGACCTGTCGGAGCCGGAGACTGTGACCCCCGTCGAGGGGTTCGAGTCCCGGCTTCGGCTGTCTGGGGAGAAGTGGCAGGGCTACGTCGAGCCCGGTCGAGACGAGGGGCACTACGTCCTCGTCGGAGTGCAGCCCCGACAGCGCGCAGAACCGGGCACAGGAACGCCTGTCGTGGGCATCCCGGTCTCTCCGTCCATGCCGCGTTCTTCGGGCGGCTCAGGGACGCGCTGGCCCACTTCCTGGAGCGAGCTACAGGGACGGCTCATCGAGCAGGGCTACCGCATCGAGCAGGGTCGGACCCACCTCGGGATCTACGACGGCGAGAAGAAGGTCGGCACGCTACCGACGTCCGCCTCGGATCACCGAGGACTGAAGAACGCCTGCACCCAACTGCGTCGAGAGCTGGGCATTGACCTACGTCGCTGACTGGGTACCGTGAAGATGGCGGCGGCTCACCTACAGCGCCGATCAGGCTGCAACAGGGACTCGTCTCGGTGGCACCCGAGAAGCCCTGCGGGTGGGCCGTCGTCCTCCTGACCAGGCACTTCTCTGTAGACCCATTATGCGCCATGCGCCCACAAGATGTAGACTCACTCTACGAAGTTGAGCAGCTACGGAGGGAGCGCAGTGGGCAAGCGGGCGGTCATCTACACGCGAGTGTCGCGAGACGACACGGGCGAGGGTCAGTCGAACCAGCGGCAAGAGACTGAGTGTCGACGCCTCACAGACTACCGGCGCATGGACGTCGTCGCGGTCGAGGCGGACATCTCGATCAGCGCCTCGAAGGGGCTGGAGCGACCGGCCTGGTTACGTGTCCTGGGCATGGTCGAGCGGGGCGAGGTGGACTACGTCATCGCGTACCACATGGACCGCGTGACCCGCTCGATGACCGAGCTCGAACAGCTCATCGAGATGTGCCTGAAGTACGAGGTCGGCCTCGCGACGGTGAGCGGAGACATCGACCTGACGACCGACGTCGGGCGCATGGTGGCCCGCATCATCGGTGCCGTGGCTCGCGCCGAGGTCGAGCGCAAGGCTGCCCGGCAGAAGCTGGCCAACGCGCAGCGTGCAGCCGAGGGCAAGCCTCACGTCGCGGGCGTCCGCCCGTTCGGGTACGCCGACGACCACCGACAGGTGATCACCATCGAGGCGCAGGCCATCCGAGCCGCAGCCGAGGCTGCCCTTGCCGGGGAGTCGATGATCGGCATCGCCGAGTCGTGGGACCAGGCCGGACTGCACTCCGCTCGGGCACGGCGAGGACATGACAAGGGATCTCGACCGACGAAGGCCGGATGGTCTGCGCGCGGGGTCCGCAACGTCCTGGTGAACCCTCGCTACGCGGGCATCCGCCTCTACAACGGCGAGCGTGTGGGTCAAGGGGACTGGGAGCCGATCCTGGACGTCGAGACGCACCTCCGACTGGTCGAGAAGCTGACCGACCCAAGCCGACGCAAGGGCACGGTGAAGGCGGGGCGCACGCCGACCAGCCTGCTGACCGCCATCGCTCGGTGCTCCGTCTGTGAGGGCACTGTCCGTGCCAGCTCGGTGCGAGGACGGCTCACGTACTCCTGCCGGAACAGCCACGCGCACGTCGACCGAGAGGTGGCAGACCTGATGACGCAGGAGTGGGTGATCGACCGGCTCGCGCAGCCCGAAGTCCTCGCCAAGCTGGCACCGAGCGGTGACGACCGGGTCGACCAGGCCAAGGCTGTCGTGGAGAAGCGGCGCGAGGCGTTGAAGACGTACGCCCGGCTGCTCGCGACTGGAGCGATGGATGAGGAGCAGTTCATCGAGGCTTCTGCCGTGGCTCGGCGGGAGGTCGAGGAGGCCGAGGCGATCCTGTCTCAGGCTGGCACTGGGGATCTCCTGGCAGGGCTCGACGTGGGCTCCGACGCGGTCGGCCCGCAGTTCCTGGCCCTGTCCCTGGCTCGACAGCGAGGCATCGTGGAGCGACTGGTCGACGTGACCCTCCTGCCTGCCTCGAAGGCCCGCAAGGTGGTGACCCCCGAGGCTGAGCGAGTAGTCCTGGCCGACCGAGCCGCCTGACAACGCAAGAAGCCCCCGTCCTCGAAGGTTGAGGCGGGGGCTTCTGTCATGCAGCGATCTTGACGGGGCCGAGCAGCGTCTTCACGGCTCGGAGCTGGTCGTCGGTCAGAGGTAACGGCGGCGAGAGCTTGCGGCGCTCAGCCACGATGGCTCGGGCCTCCTCGCGGGTCACGGGGCGACCCGTCCGTTCGCCTGGAACGCCTGCCAGGTGAGCGGCATGTCGTGGTGGAAGAAGTCCTCCATCCGCTCGGCCACCATCTCGATCTCTCGCTGCGGGAACGAGGGGAACTTCGAGGTGGGGTCCATCGTGCGGAGCGAGAGGAAGTGCATGAGGCTGCGCGGGTTGCAGGTGGCCCAGAAGGACGTGAAGATCCCGACTGGCAGGACGTTGCGCGCTACCTCCTTGGCGACGCCCGCCTGGAGCTGGTTCTGGTAGGCGTTCCACGCCACCTGGTAGGCGTCCTTCGAGGAGGCCGTGACCGAGCTGTGCTGAGCCGGGGTGCCGGGCTCGAAGGTGTACGCGCCGGGCTTGCCGACCTGCTGGAGGTTGCGGCCAGGGCCAGGGACGTAGAAGACGGGGCGGAGCTCGCGGTAGCGCCCGCTCTCCTCGTTGTAGCTCCAGCCAGCGCGATGGCGGAAGAACTCTCGGGCCACGAAGATCGGGGCCTCGATCACGAAGGTGAAGGAGCCGTGCTCGAACGGGCTGCCGTGCCTGTCCCGCATGAGGTAGTTGATCAGGCCCTCGGAGGGGCGACCGGACGTGGACTGACTGCCCACGGTGCTGACTCGGGCCGCCTGGGCGACGTCGTCGTCCGAGGCGTTGGACTTGATGAGGTCGACGCTGACGTCGGACCTGAGCGTGATGGTGATGGGACTTCCTCTCAGTACCAGTGCGGGTAGCGGCCATGCCAGAAGGCGAGGGCCTTGCTCGGCGTGCCGTAGCGGGCTGCGATGTAGCGGAGACCGGCGACGATCTGCCTCTCGGCGTCGCTGGTCTTCGGGATGCCGTAGCCGGACCAGGTGGAGTCCAGGAACTGGGCGATCCCGTAGGCGGTGCTCGTCGGGTTCTGTGCGTGCGGGTTCCAGCCCGACTCGTTGGTCCACAGCTCCTCCAGGGCCTCCCACTCGGTCCCTGTCCACCCGCGCTCGGCTGCGAGGGCCTTCCCGATCTGCTTCGGGGTCCTCGGGGTCGGCTTGGGTGTGGGCTTGGCCCTGGTCGGGCTCGGCGAGGGCTTCGGGGTGGCCGTGACGGTCACGGTGACGGTCGGGATGGGCTGCGTGTCGTGGGTGGGCTTCGGCTCGGGGTCGAGGGCCTGCCCGGAGGCGAACCCTCCCCCGATGAGGCCCAGCGAGAGGGCTGAGGCCAGTGCGGTGACTCCCGCAGGGATGCTCAGCCCCTCCCGCTTGCGGCGGTGTCTCGGACGGTGCAAGTTACACACCAGCCTGCAACTGACGGAGGTGGATGATCTCGGCACCCTCCTGGGCGAACTCCTCCAGCTTCTCCAGCATCCGCCAGGCGTACTGGCTCTTGCCGAGGCCGGTGCGGAAGATCAGCGAGGGGTTGCGGTCCTTCAGGAGGTGGATGAGCCGGAAGGGGATGACGTTCTCGGGCTTGACCTCGGGGAACAGCTTCGCCTGGTGGTAGCCGTAGACGACGGCGATGGGGTCGGTGTTCGTGGTCACTGGGTGATCTCCTTGCCGGTGAAGGGGTCGTAGAGGAAGGTCTCGACGTCGGACATGCCGAGAGACTTCAGGTCGGCGACGGTCTCGTCCCGACAGGTGCGGTCGTAGCTCACGGCTGACTCGCGGGGCTTGCCTTCGAGGTCCGTCCAGCGCACGCGCCAGAACTCGATCGCCATCAGTCGGCCCGACGTGCGAGAGACGTGGCGACGGCGGCAAGAGTGTTGGGGTGCGGCTTGCGGCCCACCTGGAGAGCTCGGCGCGCGATCTTCTCGGCGAGAGCGGGCACCCACTCGGCGTACTCGCTGTGCGGGTCGACCACGTCGAGTCCGTAGTCGTCCCAGTCGAAGTCGCGGATGGCCTGCTCGATCTGGTCCTTCAACATGCTCATGCGGCCACCAGCCGGTCGTTGAAGTGGCGTCGCGACTCGGAGGTGAGGTGGTACAGCCCCTCGTCGCACAGGTAGTAGCGGGACTCGCGGTAGCTGCCCCGCCTGGTGCCTCGGGACTCGGCTGCCCGGTCCCGCTTGGCCTGGGCTCGACCCAGGGCCTTGTCGGCGTCTCGCTCGGTGCGGAAGCCTCGCTTCAGACCACAGGCGCAGTACCTGTAGTCGACGGTCTTCGTCTTGCTCACGGTCGGGGTCCTCTCACTTCTGGTACTTGTCGCAGGGGCAGGACGGGAGCTGGCAGGCTCCGCGCGCAGCCGCTGCCATCGAGTGGGTGAAGGGGGCGTGTCCGCACTCGGGGTGCAGGCACCACGGGGACCAGCCCTTCTTGCCGATGTCGTTCGCCTTCAGTGCGCCGGGCGAGTAGAGCTTCACGGCGTGGAACCTGCCGCCCAGCCCGCCCAGGTGCTGGAGGTGCGACTTGATGTCGGCCTCGGAGTAGAACGGCCCGTAGTTGAGCCCCTTCTCTCCGTCCTTCCAGGTGTGGGTGCCAGCCCACGTCTCTCGCATGGACAGGATCTCCACCATCTCGTTGATGAGGGCCTTGGCCATGCTCTTGGCGTCCGGGTAGTCCGAGGACTCCAGGATCTCTACGATCTTGTTGTACTCCTGAGCGCGAGGCGTGAACCTCATGAGTCTCCTCTCGAAGGGGACCGGCCAGTCCCCCAGCCGGTCCCACTGTCACACGTTGGTCAGGCCGGACGGTGGGCGACTCGGAAGCCCCACCTTCTGGCGTGGACGAAGGCTTGGACGTTCTGGGTGGTGCCGATCGGCTTGGTCGGGTTCACCCAGTGCCCGGCCTGCTTGAAGAAGGTCGGAGGGACGACGTCCACCCCCACGATCACGCTGCCGTTGGGCAGGGCGTCGAGATCCTTGATCTCCCGCAGGATCGTGCTCTCCTGGGTCGACGGCGTGAGCTGAGCGACGGGGAAGGCGAAGAAGCTCGGGTAGACCGGCTCGGCGAAGCCCAGCACCTGGAAGGTGCCGTCACCGATGGCCACACCCTGGTCACCCTCGTTGTCCTCGATCCGGGTGCCTGCGGGCAGCGTCTCCAGGTCGGGGACGGTGTGCAAGGTGGTCACTGCTCGGTTCCTCTCGTTCGGTGCGGTTCAAGTGTCACACATCGCGCCCGGCGATGCAACTTGCACGTCAGGCGGTGAGTGCCTTCAGGTTGATGAGCAGGGCGGTGCTGAGCAGCCGCTCATGCAGGTCGATCACGTCGCCGTCGTTCTGCACGGTCACGTCGAAGTCGTACCCGTCGAGGGCGACGTCGGACTGGTGGACCGACCCGTCAGGGGCGGTGTTCGGGCCTACGCCCGGCCTCTCGATGCGGACGAGCACTCCCCCGGCCTTGCGGATGGCGTCGGCCTCGTTCGGGAAGCGCACGTCGGTCACGACCAGCGCCTCGTTCGCAGGGTCGAACTCCCGCATGAGGGCGTTGACCCACACCTCGGAGCCGAGCACTGCACGGCCAGCCTCGGTGCCGCACCGCTGGAGGAGCTGTCGTACCTCGGGGAACGTCCGCTTGGCGGCGTCCCACCCGTAGGCGTCGACCACGTTGGCCAGGCGCAGGTTCCCCGCACCCACATGGCCAGGGATCAGGGGGTTCAGGGCGTAGAGGAAGGTGCGCAGTCGGTCGGCGAAGGCGTCGCGCCTCCAGCCTCCCGCGACCAGCACCTTGGCCGCTTCGTCCTTGCCGGACCCGGCGTAGCCGGACAGTCCGATCAGTAGGGTCGGGCTCACTTCGGGTCCTCCTCGTAGGGGTGCAGGTGCTGGGCGGCGTACTCGACACCCATGCCGGTGTAGAAGTTGCGACCCATCGGGTCGGGCAGGTTGTTCGCGAGCTCTCGCAGCTCCAGCGCGGCCTGCCAGCGAGCGGCCTTGACCAGGCCCTCCAGGTACTCGGTCCACCACTCGTACTCCTCGCCGTACTTGTCGTACGTGACCTCGGCGATGGCTTCCTCGACGGTGGCGCGGTACTCGTTGCCTACCCAGGGCATCAGGCAGCCTCGCCCTTGGCGAGCGAGCGGATCAGCCACTCGGTGTCGCGGACGGCGAGCTCGGGCCGGAAGATCGTGCCGTTCGGCCAGCGCGCCTCGGTGTGCTTGACGCACGACCAGGTGGAGCAGGTGTGGTGGACCTTGACCTGCTCGGGGATGTCTCCGTGGACCAGGATGTACGCGATGCGCCGGGCGGTCTGGCTGAAGCCATCGAAGATCGCCTGACCCTGGTCGGTCTCCTCACCAGCGGCGTCACGGATGAAGGACCCGGCCCAGAGCCAGTGCCCCTCGTCCTCCACCACTCGGGACCAGAACCGCTCGGTCTCGGTGTTCCCGGCGTACCGCTCGACCTTGGTGGTCTTGCGCTCGGAGTACGGGCGGATGGGACGGTCGGCCTGGACGTCACCGTAGCGACGGAGCCGGTACTTGTGCGTCGAGCAGATGCCCGGCGCGGGGACCTCGTTCTTGCACTGCTCGGACTGGGAGTTGATCACGTCGCACCTCACTGGGGTGCTCCTCTCGTTGAAGGACACCCGCGCCTCTCGCGGTGTCCGAGTGGGAGCCTGGGCCTTGAACCCAGGTGGCTGCCGGTCTCCCTACCTACTCACACTGTCACACCAGGTCGAGCTCGTAGATCGCGAACTCGGTGGGCTCACCCTCCTCGGTCAGCCAGCCCCGGTCGATCAGGTCCCGAGCGGTGCGCCCGTAGTGACCCTGAAGCGTCCAGGCCATGCCGCTCTTGATCAGCTTGCCGAACAGGTCCAGCGACTCGGCGTCGTCCAGCGCGCCCTCCTCGTAGGAGATCAGGTCGATGACCAGGCTGCCCATCTTGCTCACTGCGGTGTCCTCTCGTCGTGCGGTGGTGGGTTCACACTGTCACAGTCTCACTGTCACAGTCAAGTCAGGCGGCGTCCTCGTCGGCCTCGTTCTTGCCGTCCTCGAACCCCTCGTCGTAGCCGTCCGTGTGGCCCTCGTCGTAGCCCTCGGAGCGACCGTTGTCGTAGCCCTCGGAGTAGGCGAAGTCCTCGCCCTCCGAGTACCCGTCCGTGTGGCCGTCGTCGTAGGCGTCCGACCGCTCGTTCTCGACCAGCGTCTCGATGATCGCCTTGACCTCGGGGCTCAGCTCCTCCAGCTCCAGGGCGGCGGCGAGCTCGGCGAAGGCGTCGTTGATGTAGTAGCTCACGGGTGGATCTCCTCTCGCAGTGGGACCGCGCTGTCACCGCAGTCCCGGAGTGCCTGCCTGGGGCTCGAACCCAGGTGCCTGCCGGTCAGGCTGTCGAGTCAGCTCAGAGCTGGTACCCGACGAGGTTGTTCTGGCGTGCGATCAGGTCGGCCTCGTCCGACTGTGCTCGCAGGTGCTCACTCGCCAGGCGGTACCCCACCCCATCGGCGAACACCTCCCAGGCGTTGCGGACGTCACCGCCCAGCTCATGCGCCCGGATGACCACCCGAGCGGCTGCCTCGGGGTTGCGTGCTGCGATCTCTGCGTGGTCCACGTCACTTCTCCTCTGCGTACTGGTCACACACCCAGACGGGCGTGATCGTCGTGGTCTTGGTCGTGCTGTGGTAGATCGGGATGTAGTTGTAGTGGCCTGACTCACAGGGGCGATCATCGCACCCGACCAGGAGGATCGAGGCGAGGAGCACCAGGATGGCGATGCTCCCGGCCTGGAGTACCCGCATCAGAGCTGCTTGCCGGTGAAGCCGTAGCCCTGAACCGTGCCGTTCGCGAAGTGGACGTACACCTCGGGCGCACCATCCGCCCAGCGGCTGCGGTAGCTGGAGCTGAAGTCGATGTCCGACACCGGCTCCCCGTAGATGCTCGGGACCAGGTCCCCCGCGTCGTCGTTCCAGCCTCCACCCTGGGCGTACCACCGGTCACCGCAGCACGAGCAGTCACCGTCGCCGTCGAAGTACAGGCCGATCTCCTCGGCCTTGCGGTCCGCCGCGTTCGCGTCCTCCGCCTCCACGATCACGACCGTGGAGATCCCGGCCTCCTCGTCAATGTGGAACGAGCCACCGGAGTTGTTCTGGTTGTACTCGAAGAAGGGCACTGTCACTGTCCTCTCGCAGTGGACCGACGCTGTCACCGTCAGTCCGGAGTGCGTGCCCCGGACTCGAACCGGGGTGTGTGCCGCTCACGCTGTGCCGTCAGGCACTCAGGGGCAGGGTGAGCTGATCGGGGTGGACACCCAGCACCAGCTCGGTGAAGTAGGCGTCCCGGTGCTCGGCGTAGATCTCAGCCACCCGCTCCCAGCTCACCTCGGCGTTGCCCTCGTAGCCGAACAGCTCGGAGATGTCACCCGACTCGAAGATCAGGTTCCGGATCGAGGTCTTCTCCTCGTCCGTGTCGAGCTCGTACTCACGCTCGGCCTCGTCCAGCGCCTGGTCGGTGTTCTCCTCGAACCGCTTCCACTCACGCTCGGAGAAGTCACTCTCGTCCAGGATCGGGTAGTCCTTCAGCGCCTCCTGGATCTCGACCGCTGCGATGAACGCTGCGGTGAACTCCTCGCGAGTCTCGTCCTCGTACACCTGGACCCAGACCTGCTCCAGGTTGCCGACCAGCCAGTGGCCAGAGCTCCCCCGGAAGACGTGCTCCTCGTCGGTCGCCGCACCCTCCAGCTCAGCGAGGGCGGCGTGGAAGTTCGACTCCTCCAGGATGTCGTCACCCCGGTCCGCCCACCCGATCACCGGGACGTGCGTCTCGTAGCAGCGGTCATCCCAGAAGGCAGCGTCGCTCGGGCGCTCCAGCGCAGCCTCGGCGTACTCGGCGACGGTCTCGATGTCAACGTTCACGGTCTGCTCCTACTGTCACAGCGTTGTTGCTGAGTGGGTGTCGAGGACTCGAACCTCGATGTCTGCCGGTCACCCTGGTGACTCACTCGGAGTCGGCGATCTCCTCCAGGAGGTGCGACGCCAGGCGGTACGCGATGTGGTACAGCGCGATCCCAGGCACTGCGTTCAGGTTGTCCGCGCTGATCTCGTGCGGCTCCAGGTCTTCGTTGTAGCCACCCAGGTCCAGGAACTCAGACCAGGCACGGTGGGTGTAGACACTCGGCGCACCGTCCGCGATCTCCCCGAGGGCGTCGCCGTCGCGCACCTCCTCGGCTGCCTCGACCAGGCTCAGCTCGTCCTGCTCGACCAGCCACTCGACCCGCTCGATCACACTGTCACGCACGCTCCGCAGGAAGTCCGCTCCGACCGACTGGTCAGAGTCCGGGCTCAGCGTGTCAGCGTCGACCGCCAGGCTGAAGGCCGTGCGACCCTTGATGTCTGCGATGATGTCCATGTTGCACTCTCTCTCGTTCGGCGTTGTGCTCACACTGTCACAGGTACTGCACCGCTGTCAAGCGGGGTAGATCCCGAGGCACCAGCTCGTCACGGGCTCCAGGAACACACCCGGCAGCCACTCGGGCTCGGCGTGCTGCTTCTCGGTGACCTCGAACACCCACTCCCCCGCACCCTCCAGCGCCAGGGACCAGGCACCCTCACTCAGACCCTCATGGTTGTGGTCGGCCAGGAAGAAGTACCCAGCGTCGAGCGGGTACAGCTTCTCGATCTCAGCCTTGACGTGCTCGGCCTGCTCGCGGTTCATGTCTCTCCTCACTCAGGGCAGGGTTGCCCAGTGGGTGCCAGGGACTCGAACCCTGGTGTCTGCCGGTCACCCTCACGGCGTCAGCCGTAGATCACTTCACCGAAGATCGCCACCTGGACGATCACGTCAGCCGCTCCCGCGTCGATGTGCCCGGCGTCGATGCCGTCACGCTCGGTCCGGTCACGCCAGGAGTCCAGGATGTATCCGTGGATCTCACGGTTCACGAATCGCTGGTCGAGGTCGAGCAGCTTGGCGTAGGCGTTGCGGATGTCGTCCCGACTCAGGTAGTGGACACCCTCGACCTCGCGCTCACCACCCAGCCAGGAACCGTCCTCGCCTTCCACGATGGTGTACGTCTTGCCCTCGGGCAGACCGGCGAACTCAGTCTCGGTCGGCTCCAGTGCCCAGTACGTGATCCCACCGTACGAGGCAGTGTCGATGATGTCCTGGACGTTCTCGTCCGTGACGGTGTTGGCGACCTTGGTGCTCACGCTCAGAACTCCTTGGACTCGGTCGAGAACTGCTCGGGGGCAGCGTACTTGACAGACCGGGCGAACTTGCGCTGCTGAGCCAGAGCCTTGCCCTTGCGACGGTCGTCGCGGGTGGACTCACGGTTGTCGCGGAACTTCGGAACCATCTGGATCACTCCTCAGATCAGAGCTCCCCTGCCTCTCAGGGGATGCCCAGTGCGCGCCCTGGACTCGAACCAGGGTGTGTGCCGCTCGCGCTACCCACCGATCAGGTGGTCGTCTTGTAGCCGTCCCAGCAGGACACGTAGGACGTGTCGCCGACCTTGGCGTAGCAGAACCGGTGACCGTCGTACGTGTCCCAGAACTCACGCCCTGCCTTGCGCTGCCCGGCCTCCCAGGTCTTGCGCTTGGCGATGTCGTTCAGGCGAGGCACCAGGTAGGTGACCTGCCCATCTCGACCGACCCAGTACGAGTACCCGCCCCGCACCTCAGCGGTGCCGCCGTCCCAGTAGCAGTTCCGCCCACCGTCCGGGGCACACTCCTTGGTCGGCAGGCCCGACGTCGGGACCTTGACGATCACGTACTCAGTCCGGGCAGGCAGGGGCGTCGGCTTCGGCTTCGGTGCGACCGTCGCGACAGTCTCGACCTTCACAGGGCTCGCCTTCGGGGCAGGCTCCTCGTTCTGCACTCCGACCCCGTACCCGACCGCCAGGATGGCGACAGTGGACAGGATCTTGTGACGCAGCTTCATGGTGCTCTCACTCTCAGACACAGCGTTGTTGCTGAGTGCGCGCCGGGGACTCGAACCCCGGTGTCTGCCTGTCGCGCCAGTTGTTACGGTGGTGACCACACTTGCACAGCTCACCTGTGCACGCTTGGCCAGCCGATCTCGCCAGGGCGAGGATGGTCCGAGCAGTCTCGGACCCACACCCCACCTGGGCAGATCATGCCGACTGTGCCGCTCGGTACGCCTGGATGGCGAGCTGGCGACGCAGGGCGTCCAGGTCGTTGTTCCGCAGGCGACGGTTCCACGACGCAGCGCGCTTGCTGCGGGCGATGGAGCTGCGGGTCTTGTCCAGGGAGACAGACATGATGGTTCCTCTCGATCAGGGCGGTGTTGCCCAGTGGATGCCGGGGACTCGAACCCCGGTGTGTGCCACTCACCCTACGCTCACACTGTCACACAGTCAAGCGCATGAAGACGACGTCCGGCTCACCGGCAGTCCAGTTCGGGACACGCTCGTACTCGGCGAAGCCGAACCGCTTGTAGTAGTCAGGCAGGAAGCCGTCGAAGCAGTCCAGGCGGTCAGCGCCGTAGTGCAGGATCGCCTCCCAGATCATGTCCTCGCCACGCCCCTTGATCAGGGAGAAGACCCCGACCAGGGTGCCGTCACCGGCGACCCCGAGGCCGGACAGACCGTCCTCAGACAGGTAGTACCGGTAGCTCGCGGGCATCTCCTCCGGAGCGGAGGTGGCAGCGGCGATCAGGGTGGACTGCGAGCGAGCCGAGCTGAGAGCTGCGGTGTACTCGCGGTGCGTTGCCTTGATCATGTTCGACCCTCTCGGTTGCGGTGTGTTCGCACACACTGTCACAGGTACTGCGATGCTGTCAAGCTCGTCGGCAGAAGGTCCAGGTCACCCGCTCGAAGCGTTGATGTGGTGAGGCCGTGTCCTAATGCACACTCGGCGAGCTTGACCCGTGGGAGCCAGGGACTCGAACCCTGGCGTGTGCCACTCTCCCTACACCCCCTGGGGGGTGTCTGCCTGCCCACTCAGGGCAGGCACTTCCTCCCCACACATCAGGGAGGGGGGTCTGTGTCGCTTGGCTCTCTGTTGAGTTCTCAATGTGCGAGCGCTTCCTTCGCGGTGACCCCTTGCGAGGGTTCCTACTCCGTGCGCCTTGCCCTTCCGGGCGGTTCGTTCTGGTCTCACTCTACCCGGTCTGTGTCAGTGTGTCAAGTCCGGGGTCTTGCTGGTCTTGCTCGGTCTTGCTGGTCTCACTCTACCGGATCTCTCCGGGCTGTGCAACTTGCTTCGCTTGACTCTGGGACCGAACCGTCAGGTTCACGTCTGCCTCGTTCGCACCCAGTCTGTGATCGGTGCTACTCGGTCCCGCTGTCTTGCTGAGCTCGACTCTACCTGAGCTGTGTCAGTGTGTCAAGCCCGGATCTCGGCTGGCTTCCCGCTCGCTTGGCTTGCGCCTCGCTTGCTGTCTGCCGTGCTTCGTTCTGGTCATAGCTTGCACTCACTTGCACGTCCGTGTCAAGTCCTGGTCTGTCTTCGCAGGTCAGAGCCCATATCCGCGCGTCCCTGAGAGCTGATCTCAGACGTTCCCAGGGTCCGCCCGGACCGATCGGCCATGGGTTGGACAGAAGACGCGCACGCGGCGCGCGAGGGTAGCGCACGGACGTCGGGAGCGGGAGCCCTTGACGTCCGGGGAGGGGTGGGGTACAACCCCGCGCGCGCGGAAGGCCGCACCGGTACGTGAT